AAGGTGATTGGTTGTGGGGCAACACCACTGTGACTGTGTCACAAGAGTCCACTGTGGACTTCAACACAGTGTATGGATATCCCACCAAGTTTGAACCTTGCAATCCAATATTTGATGTGCAGAAAAAATTGCCTTTGTTCACCAAAAGTAAAAAATCCAAATCACTGTACTGTGCTGGATATTACATTATCAAATTTGAAAAAGGATGGGTCAAAAGTTTTTGCCCAAAACTGTTGACCATAGATAGATATCCCAACAGAGGACCATTCAAAACACTGCTGGAAATGAAACAGGAACTCAGCAGTGCCAACAAACAACAAGGAACAAATCAATGACCACACCCATCAACACAGCACCCTTGCAGCAATTGATCCAGCAGATCAAAGTGGCTGATCAAAGCAATCAAAAAGAAGTGAAGATAGACATTACCACTGCCAAAAATGTGGCCTATGCTTTGGGCATTGTGATGAGTAGATTGGCTGGTGATTATGAGAATCTATTGGTCAAAAAGGATCAAGCAGATCCCATACAAATACAGATGGATGGAGGAAAACTGTGAGCATCAGTGACAAAGAAATAGAGCAAATAGCCAACACCACACTGCCCAACAACCATTTTAATCCCTACATGACTGCTCCTGAATACTTCCAAGAAGAAGGCGAAAACATGTGGATTAGATTCAAATTGAAGGCGTTTTTTCCCTTACTATGCATCAGTGGCGCATCCACACTAAGCCTACTGTGTGTGCTGTTTTACACCCTGTTTAAATAGCAATCTCACACCACTAGCAGTAGTCTTACCAAAATATATTTTATCAAAAGACATAAATATGTGTGCTTAATTCAGTTCATAAGGAGATGCATGAGCAGACCCAAGCCTACAGTTCTTTTGGAGAACATTAATAAAAAAGACTACAAATCCGAACAGGTTTTGGATGCAGAAGCCATATGGGCCGTGTTTTACAAGAACAAACCATTCAATCTCAAATCATCCAACATGACCACCAATTATCCTGGCCCCAAGTATAAGAAAGTATCCTTTTCAAATCCAGGACATGCGTTCAATCTTGCCAAGAAACTCAACACTCTTTTCAATGTGCAAGATTTTACTGTGGTCAAACTTACCCAAGGTGAAACAGTCACAGAAAAATAATGGACTGGAAAAATACCTACACTAAAATATTCCTCCAGCAGGCTAATATAAGCATCACTGAAACTACCATAAAAGAATACCTACCCGTTTGGTGGAAAAACAGTAGAGTAAAAACTGAAGGAGGTTTGAGGCTCACTGAAGAAGGTCTTAAATTTGTGCAAGAAAGACTGCAATTACAGACTTATGATGTGCCTTTTCCTTTAGAATTCACCATAACCACACAAGTGTTGATATTTTTGGACAAATTCATAGATTGCCCATACTATCTAGCAGCGGATGGCATTGTGGTGACCAATGAGAAAAAGGCCATGGAACTTCACTTGTTTTCAGGCGACATACGCAAGTATGGATTAATTAAGGCCATGAGTAGACCATTAGAATCTTAAATTATCCACAATTTTCAAGTGTTTTTAAACTGTTGAATCTGAACACTTTTTTCTTTCAAAAAAGTTTGACTTATTATTCTTCAGATGCTATTATGTAATAACAATAAGGCACTGAAACAAACTAAAAAAGGAGTACATTATGGCAAAGTCAGACAAAGACAGTCTAGCAGTAAGACAGATTAGTCCCAACAACGCAAAGAGAAGCATCACACACGCAATCAACAAACAACGTCCTATATTTTTATGGGGAGCACCTGGTATTGGTAAATCCGATATAGTGCATCAGATTGCAGACAGCATAGATGCCAAAGTGATCGATATCAGATTAAGTTTATGGGAACCCACAGATATCAAAGGAATTCCCTACTACAATGCCAAAGAAAACAATATGATTTGGGCCGCTCCCAGTGAACTGCCTACAGAATCAATGGCTAATAATCATAAAAAAATTATACTATTTTTGGATGAAATGAATTCAGCCGCACCATCAGTGCAGGCGGCAGCATATCAATTGATTCTCAACAGAAGAGTGGGCACATACAAACTGCCTGACAATGTGGTGATTATTGCCGCTGGTAACAGAGAAGCAGACAGAGGCATCACATATAGAATGCCTGCGCCATTGGCCAATAGATTCATACACATTGAAATGAAAGTGGATTTTGAAGATTGGTTTCAATGGGCTGTGCAACACAACATACACAAAGATGTGGTGGGTTTCCTCACATTCAGCAAAAAAGATTTATACGATTTTGAGCCCAAGAGTTCAGGCAGATCATTTGCAACTCCTAGATCTTGGACATTCGTCAGCGAATTACTTGGTGACGAAATAGACGAGAGTACCACAGCCGACCTAGTAAGCGGTGCTGTGGGTGAAGGACTCGCAGTAAAATTCATGGCTCATAGGAAAGTAGCTAAGGACCTACCAAATCCGTCTGACATCCTGTCAGGGAAGGTAGAAAAAATGAAGACCAAAGAAATCAGTGCCATGTATTCCTTGACGGTCTCCCTTTGCTACGAACTGAAAGACGCATGTGATAAGAAAGATAAGAAGTTTAATGACAAGGTCAATAAGTTTCTTAGATTTTCTATGGATAACTTCGACACTGAAATAGTGGTGATGGGCATTAAACTTGCACTCACACAGTATCAGTTGCCAATTGATCCAGACAGTATCAAATGCTTCGATGAGTTCCATGAGAAGTACGGCAAGTATGTGATTGCCGCACAAAAGGTCACTCCAAAAGAGTAACCATATTGGGGCACTTTAGGGTGCCCCAATTTCATTAAATGATTATGAACACAAAACAACAAGAAAAATTAAACAAAATACAACAAGAAGTGTTGGATAAAATTATTGTGGCCAGAGTAGGATTGTTGTTGAGACATCCGTTCTTTGGCAACATGGCCACTAGATTGGGCATTCAAGAGTGTGATGAATGGTGTCCCACAGCAGCCACTGATGGCAGAAATCTTTATTACAACACAAAATTTTTTAGCAAACTTTCTTCAAGAGAAATTGAATTTGTGATAGCACACGAAATACTGCACTGTGTGTTTGACCACATTGGCAGAACTGAACAAAGAGATAGACAGATCTACAACGTGGCCTGTGACTACATTGTGAACAACACATTGGTTAGAGACAACATTGGTGAAAAGCCCAAAGACATACCCATATTCCAAGACTTCAAATATGAAGGTTGGAGTTCAGAAAAAGTCTACGATGAAATTTTTAAAAAATACGATGATAAAAGTTTAAAGAAATTAGGACAATTGTTGGATGAGCATTTGGATTGGGGTGATGACAATGGTCAAGGACCCAGCAAAGATGACAAAGACAAAGACAAAGGCAAACAAAAAAAGCCCGCATTCAGCAAAGAAGAACTGAGAAAAATCAGAGACGAAATCAAGGATTCCATACTGCAATCTGCACAGGCAGCAGGTGCAGGAAACCTACCCAAAGAAGTGGAAAGAATTGTGCAAAGCATGACCAACCCCAAAATGAATTGGAGAGAAATACTACAAACACAGATACAAAGCACTATCAAAAGTGATTACAGTTTTATGAGACCCAGCCGCAAAGGATGGCATTCAGGGGTGGTATTGCCAGGTTCGCAGTTTGAGCAAACCATAGATATTGCTGTGGCCATTGATGCCAGTGGATCCATCAGTGAAAAACAATTGACAGTGTTTTTGAGTGAGATTAAATCCATCATGGATCAATACAGAGATTACAAGATAAAAGTTTGGACATTTGACACACAGGTTTACAATGAACAAGATTATGGTCCCAATGATGGTGACATCAGTCAGTACAGCATTACGGGTGGTGGTGGCACAGATTTCATGTGCAACTGGGAATACATGAAGGAAAATGACATTGTGCCCAAAAGATTAATCATGTTCACAGATGGTTATACCTTTGACAGTTGGGGAGATCCCAACTATTGTGACACAGTGTTTGTGATACATGACAATCACAACGACAGAGTGGAAGCGCCATTTGGTATCACTACCAAATACGAAGACTGATGTTGCAGAAAAATGGTGAGCCCAATGCTCTAAATTTTTTTGGTATTAGAAAAGTTTCCAAACCCTTGCCACATTTCACCTACATGCAGATCCGATTTGATTATAGTTTGCAGGACAAACTGGATGACTGGATACGCATACATCTCAAAGGCAGATTCTACACAGGAAAAATGGTACTGAACTCCTATGAGCAAAAGGTGGACTATGCTATCAAAATTGGTTTTGAAGACGCCAAAGAACTCACTCTATTCACTTTAGGTTGCCCTTATATCATCAACAGTTAAATAACTGCTGTATATACAAAGGAGAAACCATAATGAACGAACAAACAAAAACTGCAGTCGCGCCTGAACAGGCCAAAGCTGCAACTCCTGCTGGAGCTCCTGACAATAAATCAGGTGATCTCACTGTGCAGGATTTAAACACAATCAAAGCCATCATAGATGTGGCATCACAAAGAGGTGCATTCAAAGCACCAGAAATGCAAGCAGTAGGCACCACATACAACAAATTGGAAGCATTTTTAAATGCTATTCAAGCTCAACAACAAGCAGCTCAAGCAGCAGCAACTCCACCAGCCGCAAAACCAGTCACTGGAGATAAAAAGTAATGAGTGAACTAAAACATCTAGGTAGATTTAAAGATACCAAAGAGGTAGTGGGAGTGGCATATAGAGTGTTGCCCAGTGATCCTGAATATGCGTTGGTGATACCCACCAGCAATTTAGAATCTGATGAACACACAAGATTGATGGATCTAATCAACAGTGCTGCCAGTCAAACTTCATATGAGTTGGCAGAAGCAATGGCCCGCACACAATTGGGTGATGGTTCCATCATGCTGGCTAGATTTCATGTGAAAGGATTGATGAAAAAAGTCAAAGCTGATCAAATAGAAATGACTCCAAACGTCAATACCACAATCAGTTTGGATGCTTTGAATGCTGCCATAGCACAGCAAAAAGGTTTGAAAATTGCTGAGTTGGCCATCACACCCAGTGTGGAACAAACAGACAACACACAGGCTACACGCATAATAAATCCAGTGATGGAATCTTTGAAAAAAGAAACTGTGATGACTGATGAACAATTGGCTGCCAAGTTGAGAAGTGATGCAGACAGATTGTACAAAGAAGCAGCAAGATTACGCAAACAAGCAGACGAGCTCAAACTCAAACCCACTGAATAACGGCACAGTATGGTGATATTTGGCAAGAAAAATTTGCCCAAAAATGTTGTGGATCATTGGCCAGAAGTGTTCAGTGATGTCACTGTGCGGGCCATACCCATACAGTATCTGCTGGCCATCAAGGTCACTTTCAAAGATGGTAAAAAATGGGACATCAAGGTCAAAAATAACACCAAAAAGCTCACCAACAACAACCTAGAACAAACATTAAATGAGCTGTTTAAGACCTACACAGACAGCATCAAAAATGTGGATTTTAGACTGGACACAGAAAAGGTCAAAAAAGACATTGAAAAACACACCAAAAAGTTCTTTAAAAAGTAAAATGTTCAAGGCCATAAACTCAATTGTAGATATAAATACACAGTAATACACACAAGGAGCAACACAGCATATGGCATTAAGAATTAGACGTGGCACAAACGCACAAAGACTGTTGATCACTCCATTGCAGGGAGAACTAATCTACACCACAGATACCAAACAATTGTTTGTGGGTGATGGTTCAACAGTGGGCGGCACAGCCGTAGACACTGGCTCCGTAGCATTTTCAGGTATTACCACCGACGTAACTCCAGATGCAGACAACACACGTGACATAGGCGCAGTGGGCAACCGCTGGGCAGAAGGTCGTTTTGTAAACATCTTTGGAGCATTAACAGGCAACGTCACAGGAAATTTAACAGGCAACGTCACAGGCAACACAGCAGGAGTTCACACAGGTGCAGTGGTGGGCAACGTCACAGGTAATTTGGCAGGTGATGTCACAGGAGATCTCAACGGGTCAGTGTTTGCAGATGACTCCACAGCAATAGTGGATGGCATACTAAAAAGAATCAAAGCAGATGTGTACAGCACAGCAGGCACATTATTATTGAGCACCAACCCTGCCACCAATGTGATGAGCAATGGTGATGTGGTGATCACTGACAATGTGATCACACTGTTGAACAGTTTGGACAAAGTACAATTCGGCACCAATACTTCAGCACTGGGAGTAGGACTTGCTATCAAATCACCGGTGATTGCCAACAAAGCTATCCAGATGAATGCATTGACAGATGGTTTGAATTCCAACAGTTTTGAAATAGAAGTTTCCAGAGGCACTCTCAGTGTGCCCACAATAGTTCAACCAGGTGATTCAATATTTGGCATAGTGGCCAGAGCACACGATGGCACTGCTTATAGATTTTCCAGTGCATTAACTTTTGATATTGAAACTGACACAAACCATCCAGTAGGTCCAGGCACAACACCTGGCATGGTTGGTTTTGCTACTTCTCCAGATGGTGGCGCAACCATTAATAATTTAGTGTTTGATTCTTTTGGACAACTGGGTGTGGGCGTGATTGCTCCCACTGCCAAATTATCAGTGGCAGGCAATGCATCTTTCAACACTACAGCTGGTGTAGAAAAAGTTTCTACCGGAATGAATTCAGGCACATACACACAAGTGACCAGCAGCACTCTGGAAACCTACACAGCATTGACTTATGCTCACGCAATTTACAGAGCAGCCAAAGTGACCATTCACGTGCATTGGAGTACCAATGACAGCTATATTGGAGAATTTTTGATTGCGAACGGTACTGGAGCAGCCAGCATACAATCTATTGCATCCACATTCACCGGCACTAACCCAGTGAATGCAGTCACAGCTGATATCAGTGGAGCAAACGTGAGATTAAGAGTGCAAACGCCTAACACATTTGTATCTGGCACGGTTTTCAAATACGAAGTACACTTCTCTAACTTCGTAGCATACTAATCAATTTTATTTTTTTAACAATTTAGATTGTTTACTCTTGTGGTCAGCCCAACTGCGATTGGTCCATGGAGATTCTTTGTATTCCACGTTTTTGGCTTTGATCACATAACGATCAGGCACAGTGTCATGCAATATCATTTTTTTATTCACCACAGCATCTCGCAACATGATCTGATGTAAAAAATTTGTCACAGGTTTACCAGGCACAAAGTCGCACCAAGGTCCACACTGCAGTTGTTCCAAATCAATGGTCTTAGGATCACTCCATTGTATAATTCTATGAGTTATGCCATTGATATTCACCATGTAATGATAAAGATTATCATCTGCTGAAGTTTTCTCCCAAGTCCAACCTTTGCGATCACAGATAGATTTTATCAATGCCACGTGATCACTGAGAAAGAATCTAGGTTCATTAGGAGATCTGCCTATGTCGGAACCTGCTCTAATCCTATACTGCCAACTTTTTTGACCCAAAGATTGAATTTCTTCCAACACCTCTTCCATATGATCCAAACTTTCCAATGTATATCCCACATAGTACACAAATATACCTTCGGCAATACAGTTGTCTATGCCTTGCAGTTGTTTCTGATGCACTGTGTGACCTTGATATGTGTGATGATTAACACCGATCATCACCATGTTGGCACCAGCAGCAGCGATCTCTTTGACCCATGATTTATCAGATAATTTTACTCCATTGGTGAGTATGCACACATCTGTGGGTCTCCCTAATCTTTGCAATAATTTTTTTATTTCTGCTATAAGTTCAGGAAGATCCTTACGCACTGTGGGCTCAGCGCCTGCCAATATCACAGCACCAGATTCTGCATGAAATTTTTCTTCAATTTGTTCACAGATACTTTCTATGGATCGATCCGTTAGTTTGTTATCAGGTTTATGGTAACAATGAGGACAATTTAAATTGCATCGATCAGTGACCTCCACCATGATGCCATGTGGTATGGTGTATCCTTCCACATCATAATGCAGTTGCTGATAAAATTCAATATCTCGTTCCACCATGTGCTGCATCACTCCATGTTCTTCGCAGGTTTTTACAAGATATACTCCGTCCGCACGTGTGACACGTTCTGCTGCACAATGTCTATAACAAGTTTCACACAAACTGATTGTTTTGATATCTTCCATGATTATTTGTACAGTGCTATGGCAGCATCTATAAAATCCTTAGGATAATTGTTTCTAAAACTTTCTAAACATAAAATTTGTAATTGATTAAAGTCTGTGGGTGTGTGCATGTCAATGTGTAGTTCTTTCATCTTAGGCAGCAAAAACGTTCTCCTGTCCAGAGATATGTGACTGAAGTGATCCTGCACTGTGATGAATGGTTCACTCTTGTGATAACAGAAGAAATAATTAACACTTTTTAATTTGCCTTTCACCACAAAGTAACTGCTAGGGTGTAGACTATATTTGTATAATCCTAATGTTTTGTGTGCTTGCAGTATCTCCAGCATTTGTTCACGCCAGTTGGGCAGCACTGCATCCATGCCCTGTGTGTGACTCTGTTCCCAAAAATCCACGCCATCAACACCAAAGATAATTTTTTTATTGTCATAGTCCAGTTCCAAAATGTCAGGAATGTGTTCTGGAAAATTGTGATGCATCATCAGCAGCATGTCCACTTCTCTCTGCCATTTTTGTTCCATCAGAATGGGATCCATCACTTCGTTTTGATCTCTGTGATACTCTGTGTCGTTGTGAAACCATTGCACAAATTCTGTTTTATTTTGATTGATGAGACTGGTGTACACAAGATTGTTCCTGCACAATCCTTTGCCTGGCACGTCGTTGTAATAGTAATGATAATTTGGTTTCATATTAGAGCGTGTTTGTGTAAGTATTTATGGTCATTCAAAAGGTTCAAAAATAAATGTTTTCACGCATAAGTAATGCATCATGTCGGACAATAAAAAATTATTGGTATTTCATTCCATTGGCTGGTTTTTATTTTTTATCAGTCTTGTTTTTTTACCACTTGTCACACTGATATGCTCTTTGATTATTGGCTATTTGCTGGCAGTGTTTGGACACATCATAGGATTACACAGGTACTTTACTCATAAAAGTTTTGACACAAATAAATTTTGGCATTATTTTTTACTTTTCTGCAGCAGCATAGTCACTCTGGGTTCCACTGTGGCATGGACTGCTGTGCATCTCAAACATCACAGATTTTCTGACACAGAACAAGATTCACATTCTCCCAAATACAAAGGACATTTTAAAGTATTCTTTGGATACTTCTTTGATGCTTATGATGTAGAGCCTAGATATGCTGCACGACTTTTAAAATATCCTGAACACAAATTTGTTCATAAACATTATTTTAAATTGTTATCTTTTTATATTGTATTGTTGGCTGTGATTAATCCCATACTAATATTTCCTTTATGGGTATTTCCCACAGTATTGAGTGTTGTCATGGGTGGCATAGTGAATGTGTTTAATCATTGGAATGGCGAAGTGTCTGACAGCAAATTAATTGCATGGACTGTGGCTGGTGAGGGATGGCACAAATATCATCACATCAATTCCACTGCGTGGCGTAACCCTTCACCGGATTTGTCTGGATTTTTTATAAGACTTATAAAGTCCAATCAATAGGCCATCTGCCGTATTGATCCAATTGTTGATAGAACACTTCTACATTCACTTTCCAAATGGTCTGTTCAGTTCCTCTGTAAAACATTTCACCACAGTTTTCCAAACAACCTGTTTTGGCTAATATGGGAGCCCAAGTTCTGTGGACTCTTTGTTGAGTACCCCAACTATTTTTGTTTGAAGTGATATAAAAATTTTTATCTTTGCCAGCCCATTCTATACCAGCAGTCATAAAAAATTGAGGACTCACATGCTGATGTTCTACAATGCCTGTTCTGGTTCTTACTCTTTTTATGGGCATGCGATCTGTGAACGCACAAGATCTCACAGCAATACGAAAACAATTTGGTCCCATTTCATCAAAACTGTGAGCAGCAGTGGTACCAACTATTTCATTGTTGTAATAGAGAATCCAAACACGTGAAAGTCTTTCTGTGGAGACACTATCCACCAACATTTTTTTGCTGCTGTTGTTTTTAAATCCTCTGGATTCTGCTTGAAGATAAAATTCTGTCAAATCAATTGATTCAGAATATGGTACCAATTTGTAATTCATAAATTATTTTGTCCACAATATTTAACACTAAATATTTGGATGATTAGAGGAATTGGTGGCCGACCATATATTGACTTAACTCCACATTTGGACATAGAAGGTTTCAAAAATTTGCATCCTGAAATCTGCAGAGGTTTTGCCTTGGCTAGAGATTATGCCAAAGAAGGCACATGGATGTCACCAGGATTCAACATCAAAGACATGAGTTATACTCTCAATTGGAAACCAATTTATCAAGCACTCACAGAATACAAGGCGTTGCCAGAAAACCATCCCATAAGACAGCACGGCGATGATTTGATGAACAATATCAAAGACTACCGCACACGCAATCAATTCACACGCTATCTCAAAGCAGTACTGGGTGCAAAAGATCCTTATATCTATTATTTCCTATGGAATGAAGGTGACTGGGATCATAGGAACACAGAAAGACATTTAACAGAAGAAAGCAAACATTTTCCTGGATTAGTTACATGGGTAAAAAATTTAGTCACACAGAACATAATCAGTCAGATAGGCAGAGTGATATTCTTTCACTGTGAACATGATGGACAACCTTTTGAACACAGAGATCTGGATGGCAAACTGGGTGATCAACAGGGCTACAGTGCTCATCGCAATGAATTCATACACATACGTCACAATACCAAGAGAGGATTTTACATTTGGGATCCTGAAACAAAAAACAAAACCTACATCAATGCCAATGCAGCTTTCTGGAACGATCAAGACTGGCATGGTGGAGAAATCAATCGTGAACAAGAGTATGGATTGAGAATTGACTGTGTATTCACCGATGCATTTAGAAAAAAATTAGGCATAGAACATCTACACAATTACTAAAATCTTCATGTATCATCGCTATATTAAATTACCAGTCAGCCATAAAAAGCCCATGTGTTTCGATACACAGCCCACTGAGCCCACAGTGATATTTGTGAATAAAGAATATATCGATTATAGCGTGGTAAAATGCATAGAATCTTTTGGAGCGATTGTATCCAACGTGACTGAGGGTATCTACACACCACCTAATCATAAAAAATTACATATTCATAATGATACAAATACAATAACAAATGCCACTAAAATAAATTTTACTTGGGGACCTAACAACAGTGTTACTAGGTGGTGGAAGGTTAAAGATAAGATGTCACTCAAAATAGATGTGACAGATAGTACCCATATTTTACAATCAGTTGATCCTGATATTGTTGGCAGTTTCGATGCACAAAAAAACCACAGTGAACTTTATTGTGAAGATGAGAACCTTTGCGATCTTGTGTGTGAAAGAGTTATTGATCGCCCCAGTTTAATTAATGTGGGACAACTACACTCCACTTACAATCCACACGCTACAGAGGGGCGTTGGACACTGTGTTTTTTCTTGTTAAAATCAGACTACACACACCTACAGTTTGATGAAGCAGTAGAAATATTTAAGGACATAGCACATGAATAAAAACATGTATCACAGATATCTAAAGATTCCATTTGAACACATTAAACCTGTTTGTTTTAGTGAACAACCTTCAAAAATGCGTGGGACTAATTGGCATGAAGAAGTTATTACACAGGAGCATTGGGATATTCGCTTTGTTGAATGGTTAAACAATTACAATTTAAAACCATCTAATATTTGTGAAGCATTTTATAATAGTCCTTCTGGAGGAGGATTACCAATTCACAATGATACACCAGATATAAGCAATTCCGTAAATATTAATTTTACTTGGGGTCCACTCACCAGCACCACTAGATGGTGGAAGATTAAAGATGAATCTTTAATACAACTAGAAAAAGATAATACGGAATATCATAAAGAATATCTCAAAGGTATACCAGCAGATATACCTCAATACAAATTTTTACACGCTGATGAAAAAGAGTGTGATCTAGTGTACGAACAGGTCATTAATAAACCCAGTCTAATGAATGTAGGACAACTACACTCAACCTATAATCCACATTTTAGCGAATGTCGTTGGACTTTGAGCTATCACATACTGAGCCAAAAAGATGGTCGGCACATTCAGTTTGATGAAGCACTAGAAATATTTAAGGACGTTGCATATGAATAAAAACATGTATCACAGATACCTTACTTTGCCTTTTGAGCACAGCATGCCCAAGTGTTACAATACTGAACACAATGATGTGGATTATCACGTGCAATTTGTACAAAAAGAATGGTGGGATCTGCGTTTTGTTGAATGGTTAAAAAAATATCAACTTAAACCTTCAAATGTATCTGAAGGTTTTTATGTAAGGCCCAATGGCGGTGGATTACCCATTCATAATGACAGTGCTGTGCTGAGTAATATTGTTAACATTAATTTTACTTGGGGTCCACTCACTAGCACCACTAGATGGTGGCAACTAAAAAATGGATCATCATTTGAGATAGAGTTGCCAGAAAACACTCACATCACAGAGCAAAAAATTAAGCCCGATGTAAATATTAAACAGTATCTTAGAGCACGTGAAGAAGAGTGTGACCTAATGTATGAACAAGTGATTCATACACCCAGTCTAATGAATGTGGGACAATTACACAACACCCATAATCCTGATACAAAAATGGGTCGCTGGACTCTAAGCTACATTATACTCAAATCTGACAATACGCATTTGCAATTTGAGGAAGCGTTAAAAATATTTAAGGATGTAGCATATGAATAAACACATCTATCATAGATACTTAAAACTTCCTTTTGAATATAAAAAACCTAATAGGTTTAATTGCAGTTACGTTCATCCTAATATAATTGTAGTATTGCGAGAGGAAATTGATGATACAATAATTAAATGGATTGAATCGTTCAATCTACATGTGTCCAACGTGATTGAAGGATTTTATACTCCAGTGAATGGTGGAAAGATACCCATGCACAATGACACTCCTACACTGCGCAATGCAACAAAAATAAATTTTACTTGGGGACCTAACAACAGTGTGACTAGGTGGTGGCGTGTAAAAAATTTAGAATTTTTAAAACCAGTTAAACCTGACAATAGTCACTTGTATGAGACAGGAATAAAGCCTGACATTGTGGTCACAGATGCATTTACAGCACGTGAAGAAGATTGTGTTATGGTGCATGAACAAGTGATTAATCGACCCAGTCTAATGAACATAGGTCAACTGCACAGCACATACAATCCTGATATGACTGAAGATCGTTGGACATTGTGTTTTACTTTGCTGCACCCCAACGGTCGTCATGTGGAATTTGAAGAAGCACTTGAAATATTTGAAAGTTTTATTGATGAATAGAATTATTAGACTCACGTGTCCCAAACACAGTGATAGAAAATACATGTCCGCACAAAATGACAACTACATCAATAAATTAGAGGTGTATCATAACACACAAAAAATATTTGCCAACATCAATGATGCTGAGGAAAATCTACCTATCATGTTGGAAAAATCAATTGTGTTGGATGCAAATCACACACAGATGTTTGAATTCAATTATTTTATACGTTTTCATTCTGTGGAAGAATATGCCAAAATAAAATGGACTATTAAGCCTGTTAATTATTTGTATGAAAGTCATATTCAGTTGCTGAGATTGAACCATGTGGAAGGCAGCGAACATGTGTCAGACGACTATTGTATCACTGTGCGTTGCAATCAGTTTGTTTATAAAATTGGCAAAGAATATCATCAAGCAGTAAACCCAGCAATTAATTTCAAAGATCTAGTGGACGTCAACGGATACTGTTGCTTCAGTGTGGAAACCAAAAAAGTGTTTAAAAATTCACCCATCACCACATACGATCATTTGCAATTGGAAATACTATAATTACTGCTATGACACTGAAAGGATTGATTCCAGGCAAACAGCAGCCCACACACCCATCTGATAAGCATTGGCAATTTGGTACCATTAAAAACGAAATCAAAATGGTGGATCCTTTGTTGCATTATGGTTGTTTTACTTTGGGATTCAATAGAACAGACATCATTCAACATGTGTGTGATGCCATGCAAAGTATCAAACCAGAGATAGCAGAATCTATTGTACATGCTGAAGATTTAAAATTAAACCCTGCAAGTTATCAACTCAGCAATAAGTTGTTTGAAATGAGTGGCGGATATAGAAGTTTCTTTGCACTGTCAGGCAGTGACGCCAATGAGGGAGCAATTAAATTATCTTCTGCCTATCATCACGTGAAGAAAAATTATCACAAAACACAAGTGGTAAGTTTTGTAGGCAGTTATCATGGCAGCACTTTTCTCAACAGCAATCTTGGAGATCTACTGATGGATAATCCCATGTACACCATGGAAGGATATCAAGGCGCACTTAGACTTGCTAGAGATTTTGACATAGACCAAGTGGATTGGAGCAAGGTAATGAGCATCATTGTGGAACCTTGTTCTTATGGAGGAGATATGACTCCCAACAGTGATTGGTTTTGGAAAAAATTAAAATTTGTACAAGAAGAATTTGATGTATTGTTGATAGTGGACGACATTTTTATGGGCGGAGGCAAGACTGGTGATTACTTTGGTTGGCGCAATTTGCCCATACAACCTGATATTTGCACCATGGGTAAAGCTATCACAGCAGGATATTTTCCTTTGAGTATGACATTGTACAATGAAAAAATACATAATACATTGCCAGCAAATTTTGATTGGGATCATGGTTACACATATAATTTTTCACTGGCAGGCATAAACAGTGCATTAAAGTATCTGCAAATATTAGAACAAGAAAAAATATTAGACAAGTTTCACACCATACAACACAATGCATGCAATTGCTTTCTTGCCACTGGTTATGAAATAATCAATAGTTTTGGTTGCCATTATGTAATCAAACGCGGCAACACACAAAGTTTATATGTGATTCCATTGAATGCAACTGAAGAATATTTTTCAGTACTGAAACAAAATTTGAAATAATATGAAAATAGTTGATAGTTTTTTTGACCCACACATTCTAAAACAACTGAAAAATGCTATCAAAATTGAGATAGCAGATGAAAGCTGTATTTTAAATTACGTAGAGCAAAGTGCAGATGCACCAAGCAGTGACGCTGCGTTGTCCGAAAAAGAACACTATGGACTGATCAACAGCAAGTATTATCTATTGAAAGGGCCAAGCGTTAATATTATTCTACAACAATTAATAGATAAAAAATATGCTGTTGCATCTGTGATAGACAATTGGGATGGCATGTTGCGCTATCACGAAAACAAAGCGCCTTATGGAGCGCAATGGCATCTAGATGGATTGTATGAGAATAATAATACCGCACTGGATTATGTAGGCATCACAATATTTTTAAATGATACATGGCACGTAAATTATGGTGGAATGTTTGTTTATAAAGAAACTAAAGAAGACACACAAGGAATTTTCATTGAACCCATAGGCAACAGAATAATTATTAACACCAATGACTTGTTACATGCTGTTACACCCATCACCAACAATGAAGTCACTAGATATTCTTTGCAGATGTTTATTAATCACAAATATTTAATATGATATACACTGAATTCGATCCTTTACAAGAAGTTATAGTGGGAGATTGTTATGCTCCTGGAGACATGGATCAATTCTTGCCTGCAGAAAGTGTGGCAAGTTTTAATAGAATATTGGAAGAAACCAAACAAGATCTAGAAGATTTATCTAATTTTTTACGTGCATCTCAAATTCAAGTGCATAGACCTCAAGTTATAAAATACGACCATCCTATTTCAATGCCTAATTTCCAAGTGCAACTGCCAATATGTCCTATTGTGCCTAGAGATCAATATCTAATTGTGGGCAAACAGATCATTCAAACATATACTAGTTACACTGATAGATATTTTGACTCATTGAGTTACACAAAAATTTTTAACCAGTTGTTTCAACAAGGATACAATTGGATCTCACAACCTTTGCCTATGCTGGTTGATGCAGAAATAGATGACAATTGGTACATATCAGACAGTATCTATAAAGAAAGACTGGCAGATCAATTGTTGTGGCACACAGCTTCAGTGTTCAAAGCAGGTGATACTCTCATATACAATGGTAAAGGACCTGGCACACAATTAGGTTTAGAATGGCTCAAACGTAATCTTACAGAATACAAATACGTTGAAAACACAGGTGACACAGTGTTTAAAAACTACGGTCATATTGATCATGGATTTTTATTAATAGATGATGACACAGTGATTCACGCTGGTATAGAATGGGTACCTTTGGCTTTAAGAAATAAAAAATTAATAGATGTTAAGAATTACGTGGGCAAAGTCGTAGTAGACAACTACATTAAAGACTACACTGCTACTGCTGGCAAATATTCTAACGCTTGGTTAGAAAAATACCTTGCCAATTGGAGAGGTTACACTCAAGAGATATGTTTTGATCTTAATGTGTTAATTCTAGATTCAAAAAATATACTGTTTGGCAAGCATCTACCTGAACTGTTTCAATATTTAAAAACTTTCAATATTAATTGTCATGTGGTGTCACAACGCCACGAGGTTTATTGGGAAGGTGGCACTCATTGCTGCACGTTAGATGTCAAACGTAAAGGCACCAAAAGAAAGATAATTTAGATTCTTCTTAGATCAATAGCACTGATATACAGATCACTGTTTAATATATAATCAACTGTTTTGATGATGTCATCTGCACTGCAACTGGGCTCGTTGGCTCTAGTTCCAGTTTTTTGTCCATAATTGGCTATTCGAAGCAGGGTAAATTTTGTCTGCTGACCAAACGGTTGCTGCATACTGCACTGATCATGCACAGCATCAAGATGTTGTTTTTGTTTAAGATACAAAGGATCTATTCCAATAGTGTGCAACAACTCCGGGCTAATTTTCGTAGCCAGCGTGCCAAAAGTAATTACATTTTTTAATGAATATGATGAGTTCCATTTATCAGTGATATGTTTTAAAATTTCGCTTTGTAAATCTCCTATGTGTGCTAAATTTAATAAACAATTGCTGTGCAATGCTGCTTCAATCATTTGTTGCATGTGAGAGGTATTGTATAAATCAAATCCATTACTTTTAGAAAATCCTACACATGTATGATCTTTATTCAAGTGTTCAAACAATACTTGACCTATGTTGGAAGTATGTCCTGTGATAGTTATTTTCATTTTATGGTAAATCTCACTCCTTGTATGAATCTGTGTAATTCGGATGACACTCCATGACCAAACTCTTCAATTTCTAACAATATTGGAGTGTTGGCTTGCCAGGCGAATTCATGCGATGCTTTGTAAATTTTTTCTGCAACCACAGTTTGATTCACTAATAGAGCTTCGCCATTGATTTTGAAGTGAAATTTTTCACAACCTATCAGAAATTTATTATTGAAATCATTCAATTCTGTTTTCAACACATTCATAAAATTGTACTCAAAATCAATTTTCCAAATATCTGTTTTCATACATGTTAGATCAATTATCGCAAACACATCTATGTTTTCTCCACTGGGTATCCATGTTTGTCTGTTTAAAAATTTAAATTGATTTTTTTTGTTAAAAAATATGTCTATGTCTGCATTACGAATAATAGCACCCAGCTCCATGCCTTCCTTGCTTAATTCTATCTCAGGCCACAACAATTGTTCATTGTATATGACCATGAGAGTATCTTTCAACTCTCCAGACTTAACTGCTTGATTATCTCCATTATCAGTTCTCATTATGGGCCAATAATCAAATTGAAAGATCATTTTTTTATTCATTAATTATCCCCAAATGTTGAATATATATTTGGGAATCAATCCTGCATTGGATCCTGCATGCCAAGCAGTGCGTCTAGGCCACTTCCAAGTGGCACCCATCTCTTGATTGTATAGACAATGATCTTCCACAATTAATACATGTCCTGGAGCAGGTGCGCTGATGTGACAGTGATATCTCACAATTTCTTTATTGTGTGACAAAGTTTCTTCATCATCGGTGATATCCCAATGCCAAGGCGCCACGTCACCAGGCTTAACTCTACTAATCCATGCATTGATATAATTTTTCATTCCCACCCATTCACAAAATTTGTCCACTATTTTTTTATCAAAATTTGTGCCTGGGAGATACATGTCCCAACTAGCATTGCCGCCTTCATGTTTCATTTTATAGCCAGCTTCACGCAATGGTTTGGCCACTTCTTCCACGCCTGGCACTTGATGGCCTACATCATGTCTTGGCCCTATGTAAGCACTCTGTTGATCTTCAATGCTTTTTATTACTGTGTGCCAATCTATTACGTTCTTGCTGTTGCCGATGTATTCAAGCATTTAAAAAATCTCCTGGCCATCTGCCATAGTTCATTTTGACAGTCAAATCATACAATTTAAAAGTGTCATACACATCACCCATCACGCTTTGTGCGAATCTTGGGTGGCTGGGATCATGCACTATAGAACTTAACAATGCTTTAGGAGCATACCTATCTTCGGAGCTGCTGCAGCCATATAGATCCATGATATGTATTTGATTTTTGTCATCCATGTAAAAAGTATGAGGGTATAAATTGGATTTACGTATGTCCTGTGCCAACAAATCTGCTAGAATATCTTTGATCTGTTGTTGCCAATTTTCTATCTTTTCAAGTTGACCATAGCGCAACAAAATATTTACACTGCGTTCATACCATTTGAATTCAATTATTCTTTTTTCTATATCTATATGGGTCACTTCAGGAGCATATGGTTTATTTTTTAATATTTCTATGTATTTTATTTCTCTTTGAAACCATTCAGTTCTTAAATTTTCAGTCATGTTAGGATTTACAAAATATTTGTTGTTGTTAAAATTCATTCTAAATACATTAGGTTCTGGTATACTCACAAGTGGTTCATACACATGGTTGGCTACTGACCAGCTATCTAAATCATTTTTGTACCATTGACGCCACTTGTTATTCATGTTGAATCTCCACATTGAATCCGCAACTGTTTTTTAATTTCATAATTTGTGGCAAGTGAGTGTGTTCAATTTCAAAAGTTATTTCTGTTTCACTTACTTTTTTAAATTTATTCATGCAGCCTTGCTTGTTTAATCTGTTTAACACCATGCTAAAACTGTTATCAAACAGATATCTTAAATTGTAAGGAGGTTGGCTCACAATCACTTTGACTCTACAAGGGTCTTGCAGTGTTGTTTGGTTTAATAGTTTGCGTATAACCAACTGAATGCGTGATTTGTAACCTAGATTAGCAGCAGAATGTATACGACCAGCATCCATGAGATACACTTTATCGTCTACTGCAGTTACATGCATTTTTAAATTTTTTAAATCATACAAATAACTGTGTTCAGCCTGTAGTGTGAGATGATATCTATCATCTATGTCAGCATGAGCGCAATAGCTCTCACCTGGCTCCAGCACAATTATTCTTGCTTCACCCACAGATCCCAGTTGAGCAAAAAGATCCAAAATAGCAGACTTTTTAAATTCGTCTTTCAATTGCCAAGCATCATAGAAAAAATCTCCAGTGGGCACATTCAATTGAGTTTTTGGTAAATTCAAAATTGGTAAACTGCTGAAAATTTCTTTGGCAGAGCAATTAACATTTATTTGGTCAAGCATGTTTATACTTATCGTAAAATATTACGTGGCCATTTGATATAGGTAAATATTCAGTCCATACTATGTCTAATTACGAGCAAATAAAAACGCTTTACGAAACCAGTGTCTTCAAAAATATCACTAATCTGATTGATGAAGTGTATGTACCATTGTCTACCAAATGGAAAAATATTGGTATCAGTGTGAGCGGTGGAGCTGACAGTGCTTTAATGACATACCTGTTGTGTGATTTGATTGTAAAAAATAAATTGCACATCAACGTGCATATCATTACCAATGTAAGATGTTGGAAAACTAGACCTTGGCAACGTCAAAACAGTTTGGAAGTTTTTAATTATATCACTAATAAATTTAAAGAAATACAATTCAAAAGACATGAAAATTTTATTGCTCCAGATTTGGAGTGGGGATCCAAAGGACCTAGTATTGTGGATGAATATGGTAGATTAAAAAGCGGCAATCAAATAGAACTGCGTGCTCACGCTGAATATGTTGCCCACACAGAAAAACTAGATGCTTGGTATTGCGGGGTGAACCAAAATCCTGATAAAGAATTTGATCAACGTCTCACAGATAGAGATGTGTTTATTGACACAGTTTCTGATGCTCTGTTGGACAAGTTAATCAAAGCACACATGGGCGGCTATGCTTGTCACCCTTTCACGTATGTGAAGAAAGATTGGATAGTTGCTCAATATAAAAAATTAGGCATAATGGACCTATTCAATCTTACTCGCAGTTGTGAAGGTGACCGTGACACATCACCTCAAATCTTTGGAGACTTAGATTACAGGACTTATGTGCCGGGCCAGCCCGTGCCTGTGTGTGAAAAATGTTTTTGGTGTCAAGAGCGCCAATGGGGAGTGACTCAATGTCAAGATTAATCGTATTTGGTTGTTCATATGCATATGGCACTGGATTGCCTGATTGTGAAAATTGGTTATTTGACACTATACACAATCTAAAACCAAGTGAATTGGGATGGCCTAAATTGCTATCTACAAAATTAAATTGTGTATTAATCAACGAAAGTTTTCCTGGTTCAAGTAACACTGAGATATTATACACTTTGTTAAAATTTAAGTTGCAAAAAGATGATAAAGTCGTAATTATGTGGACTCATTATGCTAGAGATATGCTGTTTAATTATCCACACAAATTTGCTTTTTTTAGAGATAGATTAGGACCATGGGGTAAAACACATCAAGAACGCAAATGGGCAGAATATTTAAACGAAAAAGATTATGCTATGAAAAGTTGGTTGAACATACATCATGCAGATTTATATCTACGCAATAAAAATATTCAATACATTCATTATCCAGCCACGCCTGAGGAGTTTGACAAAAATAAATTAAATTTTATTAAGGTAAACAACTATTATAACAATGGTATTAGTGTGTTGGACAAAGCTGCAGATGATTTGCATCCAGGCATACAAAGCAATAATCACACTGCAAACACAATTTATAAAATTTTTGAAAGATACAATGACAGATCATAATGAATATTGGATGAATCCAGAAGATTCACAACTGGGCAAATGGCAGAGAGAAATAGAATCAGTCACAGGAACTCCCACTTATTGTATATTGCCTTGGATACATTTTGCCACCAGACCCAACGGTGACATGAGATTGTGTTGTTCGGCCAATGCCAGTGGTGCTGGCTCCAATCACACAGTGGGCATTATTAAAAAAGAAGATGGCACACCTGCCAACTTTGGAGTAGACACTCCTATGAGTGCTTGGAATAATGATTATATGAAAAGTGTGCGTACCACCATGCTGAAAGGCGAGATACCTTCCAGTTGTACCAAGTGTTTTGATGAAGAACGTGTGGGAGTGGTCAGCAAAAGAATTTGGGAGACTGGCACCTGGCATCGTGATGGGGTGGATGTGCCTGAATTGATACGTCAAACCCAAGAAGATGGCACAGTGCCTGAAAAATTGTTGTATCTAGATTTGCGTTTGGGTCACACTTGTAATATTAAATGTGTGATGTGTTCTCCACATGACAGCAGCAAGTGGGTGAATGATTGGCAACAGTTGATGCCACAATTGCAAAACAAAGAAGTTAAAGATCAAATACAGTGGGATCGCAAAGAATTCAATAACTTCTGGCATGAGAAAGATAGCTTTTGGCAAGAAATGTACAAGCAGATACCCAATCTCAAACAGGTTTATTTTGCAGGTGGCGAACCTCTTATGATCAAAGAACATAAAACATTTATAGAGGAAATAATACGTCAAGGTTATCAAGATCGTATATTGCTGCGTTATAATTCCAATGGCATATTAATAGATGAAGATCTAATTGAACTATGGAGTAAATTTAAGAAAGTAAAATTTGCTGTCAGCATGGATGCCACACATCAACGAGATGAATATATTCGATTCCCCACACAATGGAGCACTGTTGAAAAAAATCTTCGTATGTTGGATAATAGTCCTGACAATATTCAAACCAGTTTGGCCACTGCCATACAAATTTTTAACATTAAACACTTGCCGGATTTTATGAAATGGAAGATACAAAGCGGATTTAAAAAATTAAACGCAGGCACTGTACCTGGTGGGGTGCAAATGGGTGGTGGATTGGTCAACATGCATCTACTTTACATACCTACTTTTTTAAGCATACAAATATTACCCAAAGAAGACAAACAACAAATCAGAGAAATGTTTATGGATTTTAAAGACTGGTTATGGCACAATTACAGACAAGACGATGATTTTTGGAAGATTAATCCTTATGGTTGGCAGCGTTGGGAAGCAGTGTTGTTGCACATGGAGGCCAAAGATCACTCAAGACTGTTGCCCGGATTTAAAGAATATGTGAACAAATTGGATGCTATCAGAGGATTGAGCGCTGCTAAAATTTTTCCAGAATTAGGACATTTACTATGATAACACAGGTGTATAATCCCCAACCCAAAGACGTGTTGCGGCTGGAGTTTATGATAGGCAACACTTGCAATTACAGTTGTTGGTATTGCTTTGAAGGTTCGCATGAAGGCACACATCGATGGACCAATGACTTGGATCAATTGGTAGCAAACTTTGTGCATCTATTTGATAGATACAAAGCCATTGGCAAACGCAAATTAGAATTACATATAGTGGGAGGTGAACCCACTTTGTGGCCACAGTTGGGAGAGTTTGTAGAAGAAATACGCAAACAAATTCCGGCTCATATCTCTATCAGTAGTAATGGCAGTAGAACGTTAAGATGGTGGGAGCAATACGCTCATGTGTTTGATAAAATTTTATTAAGTTGTCATCATCAACAAGTGCAAGTGGAAGATTTTATTAAAGTGGCCGACATGTGTCATAAAAAAGGAAGAAGTCCCACAGTTATGATGTTAATGGATCCTACTGCATGGCAAAAATGTTTGGATTTGATAGAACAATTGAAAACCAGTAGGCACAAATGGTTCATAGTGGCTATGGAAGTCATGCATAAAACTATTGCATTTACAGATGAACAAAAATTGTTTGTGTCCAAACCAATCAAACGCATGCCTAATGTGTGGACTTTGTTGCGTCAGTCTAAACACATGAAAGGATCACCCAAAGTAAAATTGCAAGATGGTTCCGTGAAAACTGTGAATAGAAACTGGATTGTTTTGAATAAACAAAATGATTTTTATGGCTGGATGTGCAATATTGGTGTGGACAGTATGATGATAGACCCTGCAGGTATCATCACAGCAGCATGTAGAACAAAGTTATTTGAAGAATACAATATCTATGACAAAGATTTTGTCTACAAATTTAATCCTGATATAAAACCTAAAATTTGCGATAAAAAAAACACCTGCATGTGCCAACCTGAAAGTTTATTGGATAAATTTAAACTTTAATTTTTGTAATATTGATATCAGCAGCACACGTACACCAGGTACGAGTGCAATCAATGGGATTAAGAGGACGCACAAAAGTGCCTTGATAGATGTTACCCAAACTGCCACCCACTCTACATGTGGCTCTGTGTACTTCACCATCCCAATTGATCATGAGACTTTCCATTCCAGCCATGCAACTCCATCCTTGGAATTGATTGGTCTTGTTGATCAACAGATCATTCACGTTGCATTCCACAGTGTCATCTATGATAGTGTTTTTTGGTGGAGTATGATTGCTGACTGCCAAAAATTCTTTTTCTTCTTCACTGTAATGAATCATGTCTTCAAAATCGTCATGTGTTTTGGTCCAACGTATAGGTCTTAATGCATAGGGTATGTTGTGTTCTAAAAGAGCCTTGCAAGCGTCTTTAACGTCTTTTAAATGCCCTGGCAGCATCATCATATGCACTAGAACATTTTTGTTGGTGGACTGTTTATAAACCTTGATAATTGTGTTTATGACCTTCAGCCAATCAGATTCAAAATGCACACTGAACACAATGTGATTGATTTGATTTTCCAAAATATTTTGATAGAATTCCACAGTTCTAGTGCCATTAGTGGTGATGTTAATCCAACCAATTTGTTTTTTGGCATGTTGTAATAACTGTTCTATGTCTGGATGTACACAAGGTTCGCCGCCTGTGAAACTGATTCGCACATTGGGTATGGCTCCTAAAATATCCACAGTGCGTTTTAATATCTTTATGTCTGTGTGTTCACTGTGATTGTCATGTATTTCCGCTGGACAATAACTACAATCCAAATTGCATCGTTTACCAAGATTCCATTCCACTTTGACGCTGTTTCTAATGTGTGTGTGTAAGTGTTGAATTTTAAACATAATCAGCAAACTCCGGATTTATTTTTTCAAATGGACCTTGATTTCTTGTGATGTCTAATTTGCGATTAAAGTCCACACAATCCGCCCAGTATTGATTAAGATCTCTGGCTTTTAAAAAATTAATGTTGTCCTGTATTTGTTGTAAAGTAATTTTTTCCAATATTGGATGTTGTTTAATTAAAGCATAGTCTTTTATTAGAGGTTTCATTGCTTCCAGTTTGTCTATCACTTGATTTTTTAATTTTGTAGGTAACACTTGTGCATTCAATGCTCTGGGATAAGTGACTCTATGACTGTAAAACACAATGCCCAAATCATTTAAAAAATAATCAATCACACGGTCTATTTGCAAGATATTATTGGCTTGCACTGTGAATGCTCCCACTATTCTGCTCACTGTGGGTATTTGTTTTATAATTTTGATGTTGTTGACCACATCCATAAATTTGCCATTGCCTCTTATATATTCGTAAGTGTCAAAGATTCCATCAATACTCACATTCACTGCTACACTTTTAAACTTGGGCCAATACTCTTGTATGGTTCTGCCACCTTTGATGCCCAATATTGTGCCGTTGGTGGCATATTTAAGTTCAATGTTGGATCCATTGGTGCTCAATAAATCTAATATTTTGTAATGTGTGGGATCCATCAAAGGTTCACCACCAGCAAACTCAACACGTTTAAAATGAGGAATAAGTTTTTTTAAATTGTCCCAAAAATGTGGCTTGTCTTCAAACAGATCCACATGCGGCGCTTGTGTCAAACCTAGATCCTCTACGGCCTTAACCAAATAATTGCCTTCTTTTTTGTAGTGATCCACTATGCTGTTCCAATCTTTCCATTGTGTGCTGTCCAGTGGATTACACATACGACATTTTAAATTGCAAAGATTGTTAATTTTAATTTCCATAGTGGGCAATTCAAAAGGCATGGAGTAATCTTGCTGTAAATTGTCCAATGCAGTGGGATATAGATTAATTCTTGATTCTGGTGTAGCATCACTGATGTGTCTCAGTCTTAAACTTTGCACTCCTTGATCTTCTAAATCAAAGCAGGGCGCACACACATCTGGTTTTTCATTGTTTAGCACTTGACGTCGAACCTGTTTCATTTTTTCATTGTTCCATGCTTGTTCCATGGTTTCATGCTGTATGTTGCCAATAGGCAAACTTCTGCAACACACTTTAATAGCACCATCTTCTCTAGTAGCAAGACCTGTAAATGGATGCATGCAAAATGTACAACTGTTATTTTTCATTTTTCTTTCCTACAATCATAAATCTTTTGTATTTCTCTGTTTGTAATTCACTGGGTTCTACTATAGGATACAATTTACTTTGTGCAACAAACTGATTTAAATCTTTCATAGGATTCACATGTTCAGGAATCACATAGTCATTGCTTTGCAACACTATAATTTTATCATTAGGTATCAATTTGAGCCATTCATTGTATTGTTCTTGGGTGAGATGTTCGCACACTGTGTTGATAATCATGTCATAACGATCATAATCTTTGTATGAAAGCATATTGGCAGTAATGGCATTGAACTTGCCTGAAATTTCATACTGTTTGTTCATGGTATGAGCAATGCTTTTACATTTATGGTCTATGTCTATGCTGGTAATCTTGTTCACATACAGATCACTGTTGAACAACAGTGTGGCCATCACACCATACCATCCGCCACAGATTAAAATGTCCATGCTGTGTGCTCTGGGTAATTTTTTTAATTGTTCAATCAACCATACTTTGCTGTTGATTTGACCTTTCCAGAAACTTTCCAGTGTGCGATATCTATCATCAGACTGTCTGATAGCATCCATCCAAAATAAAACGTCTTGTATATTAATTTTCAACAAATTGCGCTCCCAGTTTATCAAATGAACCACATTGTTTGGTGCATTCTTTCAATCCCACTGTGCCCCATTGGGATTCGATCTTACTAAAATAGCCACTATCAAATATTTCCTCCAGCGTTTGACGATGTAAGTTAGGAAATTGCGAAATTTTTTCCATGTAATCTATTCTTGATTCTTGCATAGGGGGAATCCATTCCATATCCAACCAACAGCAAGGCGACACATTACCACAAGCACTCACATATATCTGTTTGTGCTTTTGTGCTTTACACACTATGTGTGGTCTTACTTCTTTTTGTGATTGTTCAATCAATGGAATCATATCAAAACTGGTTTGAGTGGGAGCAATCTTATGTGTGGGTCTACCTTGTTCATCCAACACTTGATGAAAATCTGTTTTGAATCTACTAGTGTGCTTGATACTGAAATCTGCAAAGCCCATTTGTTTGCTCATAGCTCTTGCTTGTTCAATTTGATGTTCGTTGTGAGCAAACACCAACATGTGCCATTTGGCCACTCCCCCTGCTGCGATAAATGCCTCAGCATTCTGCATGATCTTGTCAAAATCTGTGCTGATCCTGTACAAGTGATTGGTATCTTTCAAACCATCCAATCCAAATGTAACTTTTACCTTTAATTGTGCCAGTCTCTTCCACCAGTCAGTGTCTCTAGCACTGCCGTTGGTGTGCATGGCCAATCTAATGTAAGGATTAGTGTCTCTAAGATACTGGTAAATTTCCAAAGTGTCTTTGGACACTATAGGATCTCCCAAATTACCACACATGAACAAACTGTGTAATTGTTTTACAAATTTTTCTGTGAACCATTGTTTAAATTGTGCCACAGTGATCTCTTCCAACTTGATAAACGGATTCAAAGGACCTCCATTGATTCTTCTAGGACACATAGGACATTTGGCCTGACACTTGCTGGTTATTTCCAAGTGAATATCTCTTATGTCTTCATATCTATACATGTCGAGCCTTAGGTATTTTGCTATCTGCAGAACTCACACAAGTGGGAGTCACACAAATTTTTGGTTTATCAAACAGTTTAAACCCTTGTTCTATACTGCCCAGTGGCTCATCATGGCAACTGTAACTGCGTTTGATTTCTCCGCCTGGCTCTCTAATGATACAACTTTGATATCCAGCATTACAGTACCAGCCTTGAAACTTGTTGAAACCAAAAGCATTAAATCGCTCTGCCTGATCTAGATAGTACTTATTGCCTTGTGCGTCTTGCATTTCGATTTGAAATAGATCCTTGTATTTTTCACCTTCCTGTATGCGTTGTGGAAATCCTGTCTGCAATGTGTTCAATTGTGCAGCACTGTAACCCTCTACCACATGACTGGCAGTGGGATCACTCTGTGGTTTCAGCGTGACGTTGATGCCTCTGGAATGGAATCTAGCACATCTGTCATAGTATTCTTCAAATCTATTGGGCACCATCACTTGATTGATTGTGACAAACACATTGTTCTTCATCAACAGCAATATTTTATCTCCAAATTTTTGTTCGTCTGAAAATTCTGCATGAAAACTGGCAGTGATGCTGCGACGGTTCAATGACTTTGTAGCTTCCAACCATCGATGCCACCATTTTTCCGAAGGACTAAGGTTGGTGGTCATGTGAATACTCTGATATTCTGGAGCAGTATCAGCACTGTAGTGTTTGATCAACTGTAAAAAATCTTTGTAGGCAGTGGGTTCTCCGCCTGAAAAACTGAAATGATAGTCTGTGAATCCATTCTGTCTAGCCTGTCGTTTGATTTCATCCACCACTGCTGTGTAGACAGCCAGTGGTCTGTGGTCTTTTTGCTTGCTCTTGGCATAAGGCCAACAGTATGAGCAATCATAGTTGCAAAATCTTGCTAGTATCCAGCTCACAGAAAATAATTTGCTGTGCAACATGGTGCGTTGTCCAAAGTTTGTGATGCGATCAAATGGAATGTTGGTGTCTATCATAAAATTTCTTTCTCCATGTGAGGAAATTGTCCCACAAAAGTCAATTTTAACCATTCAAAGTTGTTGATCATTCTCAGTGCTTGCGGATCCAATTGATGTTGCGTTCCATACACTCTGCCTGCCAATGCTCCTGCTATGGCATACTCCCCATAAGGTTGATCTGCTCCAACAGTGCACCATACATTGAGTCTTTTTTCAGTTTCTTTGTCCACCTGACGATCAATCACTTTGCTGCTGAGCTTGACACACTCTCTAAAAGCACTTTTCCAAGAAGCAAAAGGATCTGTGTTGAAGGCAGTGACGTTGGAAATTTCTGGTATGGCTTTGAATCTATCTGTGATGCTGGTGGTCATGTCTATGCTGTTAACGTTCATCTGCATGGTGAGTCTTTTGGGCAACAATTTTACTCCTCCATATCCATATTCTAATTCGTTGATAGGATTTTTGCTTCTCCACACATGCACCACCTCTTGATTGTATTGGTCTGGTGCATAGTCAAAACAAAAACTTGGTTCTACCAGTGCATCTGCATCAACCACCCAAAACATCTTGGTCAAAGCCAGCGTGGCTGCAGCAATATGTGCCTGTTGTATGCCTCTCACTCCATGCACTCTCTGTGATATAGCAAATCTTTGTTTCAACTGCCTATAATTTTGTTCAGCACTGGATTCATTGTAACTGATAAAAAAAATATCGTACATTATATGGTCTTTCTAATAGTTCTAGGTGTATTCACATACAAGTTTTTAAAAAATTCACTTGCTTGAGCATCCAATGGTTCAACGGGAAAGTTCATTTGATGTTGTTTTTTAATTTTTTCTCCATACAATAAGCATAATTTTTTGGCATCTTCTATATTACACTTGTCATTATTGCTCACACTGCCCCACATCTGATCTAATATTTTAAAATCTCTCACTTCTTTAAAGTGCCATGGCGTACATAGTGTCCTATAGCAGCCTTCTCTAGCACCAGCTATGGCCCAAATGCCGTTTTCTACATCCTGACCCACAGTCATCCATATCAATAATCTGTGATAGTTCTGCCACCATATGTCTTTGAGGTCTTTGATTCTTAAATTTTTATTGATGCTCATCTTAACTCCTTCTCTAAACCCTGCTCTCCAGGCCTGTTTGGGAGAACCATTGATATAACTGGTGCTGTAGTTTTCATTGAATTGATATAGTTTATTGAAATAACAAAATTCTACTTCATTACTGTCATTACCTGTGTAATTTTCATGGGTTTTCATCTCTTTAACAAATGTTCTTGTCCAAAGTTTCAAACTGCCATTGCCATATTTGAGTCCATTCACATTAATATGACCACTCCAACTGAATATCCAACTGGAGTCCATGCCCATTGATTCTAAATCCAATACCACATCTAATATCTTTGGATTAATTTGAGTGTCCCCATCCACTGTTAAAAAATATTCTGTGTGAGACAGTTCAGCACAGGCTTTGTGTGCTGTGTCTGATCCTTCTACACCATGCACTCGCTTGGCCCAAGGCACTATTTGTTTAAGTGCTGCATAATTTTTTTCGCAGTTGGGCTCGTCATAACTTAAAAATATAATATCACAGTCCTTAATAGCAATCTTATTCATATACCTTCTCCAATGAATAATCAAAGATTTTTTTACAATAGATATCCACTTCATGCATAGGTTGATAATCAATGTTTATACTATTTTGATTAATTAAATCAAAAAGATTAATTTCAAATACTCTGTCCAACTGAGTAGCATCATACTTTTTGCAACTGTAAAAATTATGTATTCTTTGATTTTGCTCTGACACAATTGTTTTAAGTGTGTTTTTGAAATCTTCATCCACTGAAAATTCAATCTTGCCTTGTTTTTCAAATATTCTTATAAGGATACCTGTATGATTTGGTGATTTTATAGGCACTCTATAAACATCTTTGTTAATTATGGGGTCAATATTATTTTTAGTTAAGCTATTTGCTTTATCTACCACTCCATGCTTGCGAAATTTATAGACTCCTTCGCTGTACTGCACTATGTAATTGCTCATAGATTCAATACCCATAATAAATTTTTCTCCCAGTGCCACATCTATAGCAATAGCGTTTAAAGATTTTTGTACAGAACATCCTAATATTTTTCCTGATTCAGGATTAAATGTCACATACATGTTATTTGACTCTTTCATAATATTTTTTTTCAATAGTTTTTAACAAGTCGTTGCTTAAAAACTCATCTTCAACATAGTGCAAAAGACCAGTTTGACTGAAATTGCCAATTTTAATATTCATTTGTGCATCAAAGTACACATTTACTTTTTCTAACCAGTTGTTAGGCACATAATCCCAATTTTGTAAATGTGGTTTCATGTGTGTGAAAGTGATTGAAGGATGTTTGCTGGTAATTTTTCCTGTGACTCCTAATATTTTACTGGTCAAAGCCACACTGACATCCATGCTGCACCAAGTTTGTTGATCCTTGGGTGTAAATTCTTTATAAAATAAATTAGGATTCTTTACAATGTGAGATAATAGATCAACAAATTTATAATTTTCTTTGTTGTGATGATAATAATGCATGCCACAATACAGGTTGGGTAAATCATTGTGGGTAAAAGTTTTGCGATAAAAATCACTTTCACATGATTCTCCTCTGTAATTTTCTACTTGGCTGGGAAAATACATGGGATAATTTTTTAAATAATTCCACCAATAGCTGATATCACTCAACAGCAGCATGTCAGCATCTAAGATTATGGTACGTTCGAATGGTGTGCATTGATATATCTTGTATCTATTCTGAATTTTCCAATCTTGATCTGCAGCTTCATCATTGCCTGGAATATCCAACACATGGTCAAACACTTTGTGCATGCTGGGAGTAATGTTTGAATTGGTTATGAGGCATACCTTACTGGTGGGCATTTGAATTTTGATGCTCATAGCCAAAGCATAGGCTTGTCTGGCATAGTCTGTGCTGTCATTGTGTTGTGCAAAAATACAAAAGCCCTGTGAGGTCATACAAAAATCTCCTGGTTAATGATATGATCTAAACTGAACTTGTTCATCACATGCAAATTTATGTTTTGGGCTGCTGTCTTCATGTATGCTGAGCCAGTGAACAATGACAATTGCCATCTACCTTGATTAAAACTGTCTGCTCTGTCACGATCTGTGATATAATACAATGAATCAGGCAGTCTACGAGGCCATGATCCTTTGGAATTACCATTCAACATGTGAATTGCCATGCTAAAAGCAAAGTCATTTCTAAAATTTTGTTCAGGAATCTGCCAGATAAATCTATAATAGGCCCAATGCTCCTTAATGTGTGCAATCAGTTCAAACATTTCACGCACTCTATCTGTTTTTTTAAAATAAAACACAGTGGCCCAATACATCTCCATGCCTGTGTCACTGATGTATTTGATTTTCCATTCAGGTTTATTAAAATAATTAATATAGATGGACTGTTGGTGTATCAAAAAATCTTCTTTGCTTTGGAAACATTTGAGTAGGTTTTGATTGCCCACAATATAATCAGTGTCCATCACAATGGTCTCATCATAAGGAGACAGTTTATATGCGGTGGAGCGCAAATGATTCTTCCATAGATCATTAATTTTTGTTTCAGCACCATTGTAAAAATCTCTATTTTGAAAAATTAATGGTTCTGTCACTGTGATCACTGTGTCAAACACCTGACTGTATTTTTTGTACTGAGTGTGAAGATGTTCAGTGTTAGAAGTAATTAATGTTACGGGTTTTTTTAAATATTTTTTAACTTGGATTGCTGAAAATATACTTTGTTTGACATAATCCACAGTGTCATTGTTGTGAGCAAACATCACAACTCCTTGAGATGACATACTGTTATATCTTTCCTTTATTAGTGACTAAGGTCCGATACTCCATGTAAAATTGGTTAAGATTTTTTTGATATAGATTCCAAGCATCATCATAAAATTGTGTAAGGTCAGCAATCATCACAGGATTTCTAAAGTTATCCAACAGTATCACGTCTGTGGTCCTGTTGAGATCAATGTAGTTCTTACAAATTTGCAATAATGTGTGATCCACAGTGAACTGTGATCCTTCACTGTATATAATGTTGCTATCAAGTAATTGATCTTTCAGTAATTTCAATTGATTGTTGAAATTCATCATTTCTATACTTTTTTGATAATGTTTTTCTAATTCTATATTTTTCATAGCTGTGATATTCAAATTATATTACATTTACTGAGCAAAGTCAATGACTGTGTATTTAGATTAATAAGTTTTTGATTGTAAAGGATTTGGTAAAGTACTAAAGTATGCTGCCACTCATAGCACCAAAAGTTGGTTCAGCAATAGTGATTGGATCAGCCAGTGCTCCGTTGGCTATGCGTCTGTTCACATTGATGTTAAGATTACCATTAACATCTTCGTCTATGTTAGGATTACCAACGGCTGCATCATTCAAAGTGATTTGAAATTCGATCTGTGTGTTGGCTACACTGAATCTTGCTTGAATATCGAAGTTATTGGCTGCGTAAGTGCCTGCTGCAGAAGTATTGAACACAGTTTGAAAACTGGTGGTTAAAGTTTGAAAAGCAATTGATCCTGATAGTGTTCCACCAGATCCTGATCTAGTAGAAGCAAGATTGGCAAATGTTAATGTGCCCATGTTGGTAGAAAATAATGAATTCCAATCATTCACTTTGGGTGTGGTGCTGACTGATATGTTCATGTCAATCTGCACAGCTCCGCCTGTGTTAAAAAAATGTCTAGCAGCATTGTTGCTGCCAAAGGTCACTGTGAAATTTCCTACACGTGTGCCATTCCAAGTGGCTGTGCGAATATAACTGGCAGCAGTGTTGCCTGTAGTCAATCTGCTGGCACTGATGGTGTTTCTATTAGTTTCTATGTTAGTGGCTAATGTTTCAAAAGTCACATAAGAATTACTAGTTGCATTGGTATCGTCCACTGTGTTGGCACTGCTGACTATTGTTAATGTGGGATAAGAATTATTTTGATGCAAAAATGCTTTACGTATATCCAATCTTAAAGTGTTCATGTGATCGTCTTCGATCAACTGATTCTGTGCAACTTGATTGCTTTGCAGTGCTTGTCCATATCCAGAATTGCCAGATCCAGTGCTCAGCACGTTGGACACTTTAGATTGTATAATGTTGTATCTTGCTGCTGTAATTAGATCACCAATAGCCATAAATTATTTCCTATACGAGTATTTAGTTGGGATATATTGGCCCTGAGATATTTTTGACATATTAGATTGAATTTATTTGATGTAGCACTCTACCAATTTTGAACTAGACCCACTGTGGGATTCCAACGCCACAGCAAAATAATCACCTTCTGTGACTTTGATACCAATTCCTGCTGTGCTGCTGACTCCAATTTTGTCACCTTTGACCACTGTGCCTGTGATTAACACTGGTACCCTGCCTTTGAGTGCCACTGCTGTGCCACCTATCAATTCTGAATTCATTAATACTGCAGGAGCTCCGCTGACCACTCCCACCACTATGCTGCCCACAGTGGCCTTTTGAATTTCTTTTACGCCGCCTATACTCATCACTGTGCCAATGGGCCAATTGCCATCTGCCAAATATTTCTCTGCTAAGTCTGCATATCTTGCTTGAGTGGCAACACCATTGAAAATGTTGGCTGTCAAATTGCCTGATGCGTCTCTTAGAGCAGTAGTGTTTACTCCTGCTGTGGTAGAACCGTTGTATGCTGTGGCTCCTAATTTAATTGCTGTGGCTTCTGATGCCAGTCCTGTAAAGTTGGTGGCGTGAACATTGGCAAATACGTTGCCTACTGCGCCCAAAGCGTATGTGTTGGTGGCAGCGGGAACCACGCCTGTGGCAGTCACGCTCACAGAGTGAGTGTTGGTGGCACCCATCTTGATCACAGAGCCTACTTCATTTATGATACGACCTTCGTTGCCGTTGATGATACTAATTCTTAAATCGTTGCCTGTGCCCACTGTGAATCCAGCATCATCAAAATTGGTGTTGCCACCCACTTGTAAAAAGTTGGCTGCTGGTATTCCACCTAATTTTAGTGCGTTGGCTGCAGTGCCCCAGAATCTATGATCTGTGGAAGTGACACCACCTGTGGCATTTAAAGTGTTCACCATGGTGATACCTTTTTTCACGCTGTCAAATCCTGTGATAAATTGTGTTGGATCCACTGTGTTGATAGTGAATTGACTGTTGCTGATTAAAAATACTGTGACATCATCTATGATGCCTTCTATAATGGGTTGATTGGCATTTAGTGTGTCTTTGACTGTGCGGCTTTTCAATTGAGTGGTTGTGGCTCCTGTTCCCTGTGGTCCTACCAATGTGAATGAAGCACCATTGAAAGCATACAATTGTTCATTGGCTGTGTCCCACCAAAAATCACCAGTGGTTAAACCTGCTGGTTGGGAGGTGCCTACTTCTGCTCCACCTGTGGTTCTAAATTTTACACCATCATAAAATTTTAATTTGTTTTGTGCTGTGTCAAACCATATCTGTCCACTTAATGGTCTGCTGGGTGAATTGTTGCTGGCAAAGTTCTCTAATAAATGTAAAAAGTTTTCGTTTTGAATTTCACCATAGCCTGCATAGTTTCTGCCCACCAATTTAAGATTAGTGGTTTGGTCAATTGTACCATCTTGTATGGTGGTCAGCAATGTTCCGTTTGTTTTATCTATTTGATATGGCATACTTTTTTTCCTTTTACAAGTTTATTTATCTTACACAGTGGATGTTAAATCACTGTGGAATGTCCAAGCACCCCCTGAAACTATGAATTGTTTTAATCCTCTGCTGACCACAGCATTTACAGTGCCAGTAACAGTGCTGAAAGCCACATCCTGCAGCACAGTTTTGTTGGAATTACCCAACTGAGGTGTTCTAGAAACAGTGGCACTTGATGTGTTGTATAGCGCACCACTCACTGCATTAATTGTGGGTATGGTGGCAGAAACGTTGATGTCAAATTGTGTGCTGGGCACAGCATTTTCTATCACTTTGGCCACAGTGTAGGTGCCATCGAATCCTGTGGCAGCAAACACTCCTGATCCATTACAACCTGCAATGGTCACTGTGTTGCCCACTTCATAAAAATGTCCTGACGGAGTGGTAATTCTAATATGTCCTGAATCCAACAGTGCTGCACCACTGAGATAGGTCTGAATGGTTTGCACTGTGTTGGGAGCAGCATTTAAAGTTTGATCCACTGCTGTGAATGATTCATCCAATGCAGTGTTTAAATTTGCTCCAGGAATATTCACAGCTAAAGAACCTGACTGCACTGTGTGTACTCTGGCTATTCTACCTGTGGCACTTGAGGGTATTCCCAATCCTGCTGCTGAATATCCTGCCACTGGATACAAATCATTTAATAATCTTATGATGCTGCCATTTACTCCGCCTGCCAATGCAGAAAATCCTGTGATGTCTGCCACTAAACTGATGGGCAAGTATCCATCCACATAATCTTTTCTTACAGCATCTGAAGCTGCGCTGGGCAAACCAATTCCTGTGATCCGAGCAGAGCCTTGCACGCTGATAATGTTTGTGCTGGCTTGCAGTTGTAAATTTCCTGTGGCACTCAGTGTGATGCCTGACAGTGATAAATTGCCCACATTCAAACTGGTCAAAGTGCCTATGCTGGTCAAGCCAGGTGCACTGATCACTGTGGCACCCAATGCTGTGTTGCTTAATACTGTGACTCCGTTTATTTTGTATTCTTTGCCAGTGGCCAAATTAAAATGTTCTGAACTTTTTAAAGAAGATGTGGAATTTTGCCACAATAATGTTTTGTTTGTGGCTGTCGATTTGATCACAATGCCGCCTCCATCTATGTAGGCATCGTCGCCCAAAGCTGTGCCGGTGATTGTGGCCAGTTCTATGGTTTTGTCTTCCACTCTTAAATCTTCTGCTGTGACTGCTGTGCTGGTGCCGCTGGTGATTAAATTGCCTTGTATTCGCACATCTCCTACGATATCCAAAGGATATGCTGGAGCTGTATTGAATATGCCCACTCTTGCTGTGTTGGCTTTTACAAATATTGCTGTGTACTCTGCAGGATTTTTGGCAGTGATGGCAAAGTCAGCATTGCTGACATTGTTGGCAATGATACTGGTGTTGGGCAATGATGCACTGGAAAATTTCAACGTCAATTGGTTGGCCAATCCCACAGTCAATCCTAAATTGTTCTGCACAGTGAGAGTGCCTGTGGTCACATCGTTGGCGTCACTGCGCAACAATGAATCAGCCAATATGGTATTGCCTACTCCATCTATTAGTCCTTCTGCCAATGTGGCTACACCTCTGTATTTGTATGTGTTACTGGTGAGATTAAATCCTGGAAAAATTATGCCTGTAGGATTGGATCCTGTGATTAGTTCTGCAATCACCTGCGAAGCAATAGGAGTAAATTGTGCTGCACTCCAAACACCTACTAGAGTGTTTTGTACAAAAAATTTTAAAACTGTTTTGGTTTGATTTTGTGTGTTTAATATGCTTTGCGCCACAAATCCTGACACTCCTTGTGCAGCAGTGTGAGTTGGGCCAACCAAAACTAAATCAGTGCCATCAAAGAAACTCATCTGATTGGTTAAACTGTTCAGCCATATGTCACCTGTGGTCAATTGAGGTTGAGTGCTGGACACTATAATGCCGTTGGTGGCAAACGCTGTGCCATTGTAAACTTTTAATCTATTTTCTGATGTGTCATACCACAATTGGCCTCTCAACGGATTGGCTGGTGCAGATGAACTGGCAAAATTTTCCAGCAGTTTTACAAAATTTTCGTTGATTAGTTCACCAAACCCTTTGTAATTTCTACCGATCAGTGTGATGTCAGATGCTGATGTGTTTATACTGCCATCCAGCAAATCCACCAACAACGTTCCATCAGTTTTATTAATTTTATAAGCCATTATGGTGTTTGTCCTGAGTAAATTATATAATTGATAGTTAAAAATGGATTCATCACGTCCTGTGCTTGACCCAATGTTGCATTGTTTACTCCACCACTGCTGGCTATAGCAGAACCTTGTCCAGATCCTGTGGGTGCATCATATGTAATTGCTGTGACTTCTCCTGCGCCTATGCCTGGCACGTCTCTGATAGCATAATATTGAGCACCCGCCGCTCCTTGTAGATCATGTTCGTGTTCAGGTAAATTTTGTATTGGTATCACTTTGCTTTCTGTGCCACCAAATCCGCCCAATGAATCTGCTGCTGTAGCTGTGACTCTGTTGGCTCCTGTGCCTCCCATGTTGTCACGTCCCAGAGGCATTCTGCCTCTGAAGTCTGGAATTAAAAAATGTGAACCTGTACCGCTGGGTGGTGCACCAAAACTGTGACCAATCACAGCAAACAATTCAGGAAACACACTTCTTAACACTTCTCTGCCGTCACAGAGTAACCAATATGGAGGTTCTATGTTGCCAGCATATGGAAAAATACTGCCTGCTGGAATTTGTGCTATGGCATTAAACAAATTGCCTCTGTTGATTTTAAAAACACCTGTGGTGCCAGACACTCTGTTGAATATAAATTCATCGCTGGGCAATGAAGATGCTTGTCCAGTTTTGTTGGCTATAAAACTGTTGCTGACTGCAGTCACAAAAGTCTTTGTTGTGCCACCTGTTTGTCCATCAAAAGTAAAACTTGCAGCACTGACGTCACCGCTCATAGCAAATGTAGTCAAACTGGTCAATTTGTTGCTGGTACCTGAAGCACCACTCACAGTGCCCGTGATGTTGCCAGTTAAATTACCAACAAAATTATTGGCATACACATTTAAATATCTGTTGTTGACTGCGCCAATATTGTATGTGTTGTTGGCATTGGGAGCAATGTCTCTGCTGGTGATATTGTCTTGAAATATGGCCGCTTCACCCACATATAATTTTTTTGCTATGCCAACTCCACCTTTAACTATTAATGCTCCAGAAGTAACACTGTTAGCATTGGTCACAGCATCCACAAACAATGCACCACTTGATTTAATATTACCAGTGACATCCAAAGCTTCTGACGGAGCCAAAGTATTGATACCTACTTTTGCGTCTGAATCTATTCTCATCACTGTACGAGTAACACCTTGATCATTCACTCTAAAATCTATGTTAGCACCTGAAGTCTTATGGCTGATGATTGCTGCTTGGCCTTCTATACCAATGTTTAGTGTGGCACTGTTGCCCACGTCCAATCCATCATTGCTGTTGATTTTTAATGAAAAGTCAGCTATGTTGGCTTTGTCTTTTCTTAAAAATAAATTTCCTGCAACAATTTCGTTATTTGCAGCAATCAAAGCATTGGCTTTTTCAGCGGTGCCATAAAATTGTCCCACACCTGCACCTTCAATATTTGCTGCACTGAGATTGAATCCTGGTTGAATGGTGCTGAAACCTGTGATTGCAGCTTTGGGAGTGAATGCTTTGGTGCTGATGATGGCCACTGGTTTGGCTTGTACTTCCAACACCACAACTGTGTAAGTGAGGTTGTCTGTGCCAATTATTTCTAATGGCTTACTGCCTGTGCTAAGTCCTTGACTGAATTCTGGTCCCACTAATACCCAGCCTGATCCTGTGAAAAGATACAATTGTTGATTGTCTGTGTCCACCCAAAGGTCGCCCACCACACTCTCGCCTGCCAGTGGTTGAGTTAATGCTTTTTTTAAACCACCTGAGGCCACCCATTGTGTGCCGTCATAAATTTTTAATTGATCCACACCCACTGTGGTATCATACCACAATTGTCCTTCTACTGGATTTGCTGGTGAAGTGTTTTTTGCAAAGTTTTCTAATAAGTGTAAAAAATTTTCTGCTATAATGGTACCGTATGAAGTGGTGTTGCGTCCTGGCAATGCCAAACTGGTTTGCTGATTGACTGTACCATCGTCCACAGTAAGACTGCCTTTGTTGACCACATCTGTAAAGTTTACTGTGTATGCCATATTTTATGTATGTTATAATCCTGAAAGACTTTGTATTCGCACTGTGTAATCTATCTGTATTAATCTGTTTAAACTTTTTTGCACTGGATGGAAAATTACGTGTGTCAACAATCTTCCGGTGCCTGAACTGGAATAACTTTGTAAACCTAATTCATCAAACACATAAAGATTTTCTGTGCCTGTGGCTGCGTCCACTGCGTCTTGTCCACTGGGTTCACCATAGTCTAGCAAACAAGTCACCAGGATGTCAGTGTAATTGGTACCACTCACGTGTCTAGTTTCAATTTTATTTCTCACTGGATCTGTGTTGCTAACTGATCTGTCATCAACCACTTTGCTGAATGTTTGATTATAAAGTGTGGCATTGGTGCCTGTGGAATTAGGAGTTAGATAGGTCACTATGCCTGTGGGATCAATGTAGGTACCACCTGTGCCGAACACCATGGAATTTATAAAACCTTGACCTTCGTTGGCCAAACTTTCTGCCAATCCAATGCTCATGTTTTCATAATGAATAGCATTGCGTTTGTTCACCAGTATTTCACCAGTGGTTGGGTCTATTATCTTGATGTGTCCCTGTATCAGCGTGCCGTTGTGTTCATTAAAATTGTTCATTCGATCATCCTTTTATCATGTATTTATTGCGGCAAACTCACTTCTTTTGCACGCAAGAATCTTGCTATATCATTCTCTGTTTGACTCAATGCTGTGTATGCATTCCACACTCTGCCTAGTCTACGCACCACTGTAATACGGGTATTTATAGGGGGAGCAACAGTTAGTGCTAAGGTAGTGGAACTGCCAGTCACACTGAATTCTGCTGGTAAAATTACATCTGCCTCTGGACTGTCCATGCCCAAAGTGGCATTATATTGCCTTATACTGTTTTTTCTCAATCTTTTGCCCGCCACAAACACTTCAAACTCATTTACCGATCTAGGTATCCAACTTAGCGTTAAATTTTCAGTGGATCCGTCACTATTAAAAACTTCAGTGACTGTTTCATCACTGTAAGGAACAGTTTGAAACGCAGATTGATCAAACACTTCAGTGCCCACAGCATACAAAGATTTAATACCAGTACCCAGTGTACCGCGTCTCAACTGTGCCAATCTGTTGTCAAGTTTTAAAAAATATTCTATTCTTTCACCATCAATAAACAACACGCCAGGTCTGCCAAAGCTAGGATTCGGCACTGTTAATCCTTGAGTGTTTGCCAAGAATATTTCTTGACTGTACCAGTGAAGTGTTTGCGTAAGATAATATTTGTAATCATTACCTAAACGTTTAAAATGTGTTCTGTTCAACATGTCTTTAAATTGTCTAAATCCAAATTTCACATTGTATTTGGGTGCAGTAAAGTGAACAATATCTATCACATCATTCAACTGCAATGGTGTGTTAATTTTTAACAATTGCTGATCATTGGATATTTTGTAATCCACACTTGGTGCAAGAGTGGTACCATTCACAGATACCCAAACATATTGAGCATCCAAAGCAGGATCACGCAGACGTATTATGCCATTGGTTAAATTTTGATATTCAAAATAATCTTCACTGTTCACAGTCAATGAACTTCTTGCAACCACATCATAATTGATGCGATCTATTTGCTCCACATCATGATTGGTAAACTGCCATACTTTTATAGTTTGACCTATAGTTGGCGCTGTGTCCAAAGTCAACACGTTGCCTACCACTGTGTAGTCACCATCTGAAATCACATAAACTTTTAATTTGTCCCCCACTGTGCCCACGCCTGTTTCTAAAACCACGCTGCTGTTGGCACTTTCCCATCTGTATTCAGTAGAAGTAAGTTCTAGGCCATTCAAAAAGGCTCTCACATCAGTTCTTAAAACAGTGGCCGCCGGTTGTTGCCAATTGTTTAGAGCATATTCTCTTATAGCACTTACATCAAATCTTTCATTGTATCCAGCATTCAGCACACTGTTGCCTATTTTCACTATCACATTGTGTGTGAGTGGTTCTTGATTGAAAGGAGTAGGACTTAAAGTGTACACAGCAGTGCTGCCGTCACCCAAGAAGTCATCATAGGTTACTTCGCTGAAAGTTTTGGCTACACTGGCATATATCACATAGGTAATAATGCTGCCTTGAGCTGGTGGCACTGCAAAGTTGATCAATGTTTTGCCAGTGTATTGATATCCACTGTCGGTTTCTCCCAACACATATGACACAGTTTCTCCATTCACTTTCACATAAGATGATTGATTAGATGTGAATTTGGCTCTGGTCACAAATATAAATGTGCTGCCATCTCCCAAGAATTGATCAGTGTCTATTATACCTTCACCGTTAATGCTCATAGTGATAATATTGATCTGCGCATTGTTGGCCGGAGCAGAGTTGAATACCAATGTCTTGGATGGAAAATCTGTAGTGAAATTTGTGTTGCTCACTATTATATTGTTGACTTTGACAAATACAGAGTCTTGACTCTGTGGTAAAGAATCTATAGTAAATGTAGTGGTAGAACCATTGCCTTTGTAATTGTAGCTGTTAATTCTACTGCCAGTTTCGCCTGATCTGTCATACACTTGTATATCCACAGTGTCCAACACTTGTCCTGGCACCAGTTCTTCTGGACCTTTGCTGGTGGTAGGTGTCACAAATCCATCACCATCCACAATGATATCTTGAGCTAATATTCCTGTGGCTGTGTTGTAGGCAAGATTTCCACCTTGTAATAATGTGTCATAAGCATCAGGATCTGGCAAGAAACTACCATCACTGCTGGATTTACGTATCACAATTAGATCATTGTTCACAGTGGGAATAGTTTGTTCATTGATCTGTACCACTGAAGTAGATCCATCGCCAATTATGGTTTTCATCAATGCATTCACGTTGGTTACTGGATTCACAGTGCCAAAGTTTGGATCATCTATTCGCACACCATTTTTGTAAATGTTGTAGTTTACACCTGCCGCTAAAGGTTTACTTAGATTGAAGGTGTTGGTGCTGCCATCCAATCTAAACACTTCGTCTTCAAAAGTTGTATCATAGGTATCCCATGTGGAAGTGAAAAACGGATCTGCGTCCCAACCAGCGCCGCCACCAAACGAAAAACTACGCACCTCTACTCCACCATAATCTATACCTTCAATCAGCTGTCCTAAATCTTTGCCCAGTTGACCTGTGACTGGATCATACAATAGATTCACTCTGTCTTGAGTCTGCAACACATTGGCATCTATTTCATATTGTATCTGTATGGTGCTGCCTACAGTAGGAGGTTGAAAAAACGTCACAAATCCTTTGGATCTTATGTAGGATTTGCTGGTGTCCTCTGCATTATTGTACACATATTCACTGAACAACGCTCTTCTTTGATTCACTGTCACTGTGATTTTGTTAGATTTAAGATTGATAGGCCATTTTAATAAAAATTTAAGTTGATTTCCTGTGCCCACAAAATTTTCAGTTCTCACAAGATCAGTGATCAATAATGTGCCAGTGGTTCTATCAAATTTTACTCTAATGTGGGTGGATTTAATCAAAGCTTCACCCAGCACAGCCACAGCAGTGGCAGTGTAACCACCCGCACTCACTGTGCCTTGTATGCTGATTGTTGGAGCTGATATGTATCCTGATCCTTTGTTGGTAATTTCAATACGTGTAACTCTTCCATTGGTCACGTATGCTGTTGCAGTGGCTCCTGTGCCGCCACCACCTGAAATATGCAACACAGGTATGCCCAAATATCCGCTGCCTGGATTGGAAATTTTAATTTCTTTAATTTTGAAACCTAAATTATTCAGCCAATGTTTATTTGGATAGGTATCGGCAAGATTATATCCAACCAATTGATCATTAATAATTTTTGCTACACTTGCTTCTATCTTATTGGTAGCAGCATTGTAAGTGGCTGGTAAATCAAAATCGGTTACGCCAACAGGATCATTGTCAATAGACTCATAGGCACTGATGTATTCCCTAACTTTGGTCTTGTAAGGTTTTACTTCACTGATGTAATCTTGATAATTTTCTAAATTATCATTTTTGTACACAACTTTTTGGGATAGTTCGCCAACATTGTGTTTGCCTTTGACAAAACTAGTTTTGAATGCCCAATCTACAAAAGACTGTTCATTGAATACATATCTCAAACTAGCAAAGAATAATTGATTGTATTCTATTTCTAATTCATCAACAAAAATATAGTCTCTTATGGTTTCTAAAATTATTCTTGTTTCTGCAATGGGTTGAAAATCATAAGTGGCCAAGTCATAACTGGTGCTGTTGAATCCTACTGTGACTGAAGCACTAAAATCATATAATTGTTTGGAAAATTGAATGGTACCATTCTGTCTACCCACAGTTTTATAATTTATTGTGTAATCCACATTGAGTAGATTGGCTATTTTTTCAAGCAATATCCATCCACCAGTGCCTATGTTTTCAATCTTAACTATGTCACCAATTTCATCGTCTATCAGTTGCAATTTGTAACTGTCTGAAACATTATAATTTATTTCAGTAAATTTTCCATAGCCTTCTGCATACCAGTCTATATAATTCCAAAATAAATTTACGTTGTATGCTTGCAACATAGTTCTGTTATAAACGCCTTCTACATTGTCCCAACTGTAAATTGCCCATTTACCATTAACATTAGCATCGGATTCAATTAACACACTGAATTTTCTTACTTCTATGCGGGTGCTTGTGCTGTAATTACTGCCGCCACGATTTATTAAAACATTGTTAATTTGTCCAGATACATTTATTTGGAGTGTAAAATCCGCACCAGTGCCTGTACCTGTGGGGTCTATTATTTTATAAGTTGGTGCTACTTTATAGCCACTGCCAGATGCAGTAATAATTACGTTGATTATTTTTCCATCTTCAATTACAGGAATTAATGTTGCAGGGGTAACGTTTGCTGTTGCCACAAAAGATAGATCTGCAAATGAATCTCTAGTTAAATCGTAAAATCGTTTTACGCTGTTAGGTTTTTTTTCTGATTCAGACAACCTACTAATATTATTATTAAAAACTATTAAATTTTTACTGCATACTGCATTTACTCTTTCAATGGCTTGTTTTAATGCTTCCACACGGTTTACGAACCAACTTTGTCTTGGTTTTCTCAGTGTGCCATATTTGTATTTGACACTTAATTTTTCATCTGGCACTGTATTGTAATGTTCATCATAACCAATTAAACTATTAAACCACACAGCTTCTATTTCTTTTTTAGGTTTACTGTAGTTAACTCCGTCACTAATCAATTGATATTGATTGTGTATGTTAATATTTTTATCTTCTATGTTCCAAAAACTAAAATTAATAGCCACATCTGTATTTTCTAACAAATTGCTTATGTTATGCAATGAAAATTTATTGTTATTCAATAATGTTACATATCTATAAAATTGTTTTCTTGGGTCTTCTATCAACTGAGCCACATCAAAAGCACTGAGTTTTCTGCCTTCCATGTTAGGCAATGTTTTTTTGTTCTTTACCCAAAAGTAATATCTATTACTGAAACTTTTGGAAACATAATCATACATACGTCTAATTGCATAAGTGCTATTATTGTACAATGCAGTACCACTGATGCCTGCCAATATAGATGCAGCCGAATTGCTGGCGCCCAATGTGTTATATTCTTGTGGAGTATAAATGGATTCAACCCATTCGCAAACATCTATGGATGATCCTGGAAACATTTTGTTCCAATAATTGTTGGCAAATATAATATTATTTTGATATGCATTATAAAATTTTACAGTGCTGAGATTCCACCAGAGTCTACCTACTTGTTCTTTGTTCCAACTGGTCTGTACATCTAATGTGACATCTGTTTGTGCTGCGCTGGTGTACACTGCTGGATCATAGTTTGTTTTGTAGTATAATTCTTGTTCAGCTGTGCCAGCAATTTTTCCTTGCACTGGATCCAGGTAATCTAGTCTAGAAAGAAGTTTTTTTGTTTTTACATTGTATAAAAATATTGATTTTACCTTGTTTACGTCTACAGGATACATGGGAGACTTGTGAGAAGCCCATGTGCGTGCATCTGCAGGTTTTCTAAAATTAATAATTAATCCTTCAGTGTTTGGTGATGCAAGATCATTTATATAATAAGGCAATGATGCATACACATGATTGTCAACTATTTTTAAATTTTTTCCAAATTCATTAAGATTGGTGTTGTTGATGCTGAATTCATCAGCATATATCAATACTCCATTATAATCTTCATACACGTATATGGATCCTGTGTTGTAAACCTTGGTGTTGAATGTGGTGGCACCTCTGTCAAAATATGTTAAGCCTTGATCCAAAGTAAAATTCAATTCTGTGTCACCATTCAAACTGGACACCACTAAGGTACTGCCATCAAAATCTATGTTGTTTCCAAATCTTTCTGTGGCTTTGGGTTGAGGACTGATTAGTGTTTGTACTGATTGAAACACTCCATTAATTTGCTTATAAATGTATACTACCCCGCCATCTGTGGTGCTTTGATCTGCACGAGGACTGGACACAGCTAAAAACATTCCGTCGCTGCTGATAGCAATTTTACTGGCAAATTCTGTATTGTCTTCTCCGCTGTCTGGTGATACTATAGTTTGTGAAAACTGATATCTGTTATTGATCAATCTATAAACTATTACTTTCTTTTCAATGGTGGAATCCAATTGATCATCAATTGACACTGCCAACACTGATCCTGAATCATTTATATCAAATGCCACTCCAAAAGCCAAAGGTGCTTGAATATTTTGAGTGCTGTCACCTTCAAGAGTAGGAAAGATAACTGGTGGCGATCCTGGAGCGATCCCTTGAGGCACGCCTGGTGGTACAAAACCTAAATAGTCTGTGCCTTCAGTTTGTGCTTCCCAAAATGTGGCATTAAAGCTGCCAGGTCCTTGAGTGGTTAAACTTTTAAATATGACATCATTATAGGCCACTAAATCATCTGTGTAATATGTGTCTGTGCTGTCAAATAATCCTGTGTAATTTGCATCCACACTCACTTGAAAATCAAGATTGGCTTTTTTAAAGAAATATAATCTACCAGCACCTGTGCCACCATTGGTGGTTGCTGTGCCCACAAAAAGCGTGTTCACATTGTTGTGTTGTCTCAGTTTGATGGATGATCCTAACCCTAAAAAATTACCTGCGCTTGATACTATTGCAGGTTGTGCTGCAGGCACTATAAAATTATTGGTCAAAACGTAGCTGTTGTTGCGTTGACGTTGATACACCAAAAATATACCTTGTTCAGTCAATCCTGAAGTGTAACCCACCCCAGCAGGTATGTTGAAAGTTTGTACATAATCTCTATTCACTTTGGATGGCACGCTGGCACCTCTGCTAATTCCATCCTGCGTGATGTCTTGATATAGATAGTATTCCAAACCATTTATAAAGTGATAAGCACTGTTGCTGGTTGGGGTTAGAACAGCTCCAGCATCAAACACCAACAATGATCCAGACACTGCATTTTCTAATTCGCTTACTTGTATAATACCCACTGTTCTATTTGGAGTACCCACTAATATCAATGCTGTGCTGGGTCCTAAAGTGGATCCAAGACTGAACGGACCAGTTTTATTTTTGATGTATATTTGCAACAAATTAAAACCAATCACTTTTACATAGGCCACTTCTGCAGTGTGTCCTGTGTCATTATCCTGCACTGTGCTGCCTATGGTGGGAATATAGAATAGACCCAATCCATCTGGCTGTGCATCCACTCTTAAAAAACCATTCCACTTGTCAATTATTTCATTTACACCATTGAGGTCATTGAAAGGTAAATCTAAAGCAATGGGTTCTATCACTGTGGCAGGAGTACCTGTTAGGATAGTGTTGAACCATATACCCACTTCATCATAAGTTGCAGTGGGCAACACATCACTAAACTGTTTAGGCGCTCTCACTAAAAATCTATTGTCAAATACATCTCCCACAAATGTGCTGTAACCTGATATGGAGAATGTTTTGTAATAACTTAAGATACTCAACTGACTGGCTGAAGTGGCAGCCAACGGTAATCCTGCAGCCTGAGTGGCTATGGTATCCAAACTGTTGAAGTAAAGAAAAGCTGTTCTTGGATCACCTGCTTTGATAATATCACGCACCACCAATGAACGCTTGTTGTCAAATTTACCTGAAGTGGTGCCTGGTGATGGCACATCTATTTTCCACCAACCTGCCACGCTGTCATAATCTTCCAATAAGATACGGGTATAATCCCCCACGGGCGTTGGACCTAATCTTATCTGTGCAGCGTCCACTAAATTACCTGTGACGTTTTTTAAGTATATGATAGATTGAGTGCCTTGAGTGAATATGTATGCCACTGTGCCATTGGCAGTATCTGTGTTCAGCAAATTGCCCACGCTTGGTGCAGTGATTGTCAAATCTATATTGATTATTTGATCTATTTTTTCATCTATTACATGAGGCCCATCAATGAAAGCCTTGTCAATACCAACCGCATTGCCGCCGAAAGGCACGTTGCCTGTGGGATATTCAGTGGTGAGGTTGTTCCAATATAACACCAGTGTATCACCAACTGCACTGCCTCTGTATTGATCTGTGGTGGCTCTTATCAATATATGATCAGCACCCACACCAGTGAAGGTGTAATTGCCTGTGATCATCTGTTTAATTTCTGGATATGTGCCCGTGCCTGCATCATAATGTGCTTCACTCCAAAAACTGGTGGCACTGAATGTGGTAAAGTCCACTGAAGGATCTTGTCCCAGCACTGGATTTACCACACGCCACAATTGTTGTTTATGGAATACTATGTCTCCAATAGCATAAGATGCTGATATATTATATTGACCTTTATAATATGATTTTACGTTGGATGCTTTGGGAGCTCCTACCACAAGAATTTTTCCATCTGGACTGATGTCCAATGTTGCGCCGAAATCTGCATTGCCGGTCCATATGTCTTGTGGCACGTCTATCAATTGTCTTAGAGTGAATTGTCCAGAATTTGATCCGCGTTGATATACTAAAAGACCAATGTTTTTATCTGCAACCACCATCACATTGTTGCTGTCGTCCACTGCTATGCTTTGACCATAAGTACCGCTGCTGTTGGTGTTGTAATTTAAAATCTGTTGATGTTTTATAAAAGTTTTTTTATTTTTTAACACTGCCCAATCATTTAGATTGTTGTTTTCTATCCAAAATAAATCATTGTCTTTGAATCCAATAAATTCTAATGCTTTTGCATTGATCGCTTGCAGATTACTTAACTTGGCACTGACAAACTTACCAAGGAATCCATATGAAGATCCGTCGTTGCTTGTGATTTGTGTAGCACCATTTTTAGCACACGTGATTTTGTCTAAGGCCACACTTTTAACTTTGAACAATTGTGTGGAGTTTTGTTGTGGAATAGTCACAGAAATTATATCATCCACTGCTAACACAGCAGGCACATTAGTGTTAATAATAACGTCATTACCCTGTTCGGCCACAGTGTATATTTTTAATTCTGTTTTCACGTGTTTGTAAATATTCCAGCTCTGTTTGAAAAATCCTATCCACACATATTGTCCAAATTTTAATTTGGTGGTATCTATGGACAGTATATCTTCGTATGTTTTCAATGTGAAATTTACATCTTCTGGATCCACGAATCCAGCTGTTTTAACGTATTCCTCTTGGTTTAATTTCAAAGGAAATGGTCTGTGATTGTAGTTTATTGTGCGTAAGTAAGTTTCATCAGATTTAATACGTAACACAAAATCAGGATCTGTGGGACTGGCGTCATCAGTCAATAATACGGGTTGCGGATTTAATCTAAATTTCTTTTCATCCAATAGATACTCAAATTCATCAAATGATTGCGATGCACCATACTGTCCAGTTCGGATGGCCCACTCCTCATAAAATTCTATGCTGTCTTTATTAGCACTAGCCAATGAATCAAACATCTTGCTGAGTGCATTCTTAGTGCCTTTGTCCTGTATGAACCCTTGATAGAATCTATATTGTGCCACATCATCATTGATAATATTTTGTAGATACTCTCTTTTTTGATAGCCTATTAAATGTTGTGCTAACTTCTGCTGACTTACATCAAAATTATCGGTGTCTAAGTCATAAAAATCACCAAATTGATTGGTTTTGTATTCAAAGTTAGGTCTCAACACACTGACTGGTCTTTGATCCAGTTTGTTCCAAAATTTGTTTTCAAAAACATTGCCGCCTTTGACATTCACATTGGCACTGTAAAAAAATTCTTTGTATTTGACCACATCACTCATGGAATAATCTGTGTACACTTGCCATTCTTTCACAATAACTTCATCGTACACAAAGCCCGGCACATCCAGTGATCCATTCCAATCGCTTACTACATATCCTATCACATTGATTCTCTCCTGTCTGTATCCTGGAGCAAGATCATATATTATATCGTTGAATACTGTGACGTTGTCTATCATCACCACATGTTCTTTTTGAACCAATGGAATTTTTACAAAATAAATACCTTCGTTGGTATTTTTTGTCGTTAAACTAAAACTATTGCCTTGTCGAACAACCTGTAATCTTTGCGATATAATTTTCACGCCGTCCGCTCTCAACACTGCATAGTCATAAAAATTATCAAAGATATTATCTGCCACTGTGTATTCAGTTTTTAATTTTAAAGTATTTGCCGCAGGACTCAATGCCAACACTGCTCCTGATCTCCAATTTTGTGTGGTCCAGAATAAAAATTCTTGAGCACTTAAAAACCAATTTTCTATTGTGTTAATTTCTTTGTTAAACACATCAAATATAAAACCTTTGGACTCAAGGTATTTTGCATATCCCAATATAAAGTCCACTACTTCTTGCTGCGTGGACATTACAGTGCCATAGTCAATTGTAGATACAGTGTCAGTAAAATTTTTGCTAAATGTAGCTACCACGCCACCTTCTGTTGGTAGTTCAGACAATTTTTGGAATTTTTTTCCGTCAAATTGATTGTCACTGAAATGATCTATTTTAGCTGAATAAAATTGATTGCGAAATTGTACTATCTGTGTGGCAGTATAACGTTTGCCTGAGGTCCATATCACATATTGACTGCTGACTGCGCCAATTTTTTTTACTTGGTCATCTGTTTTTTTAATTGGTTCAAAATATTTAAATTTAGGATAGTTAGAATCATATCCTTTTATCACAAATCCTTTTGCAATTTTTTCAATCACTATGCCACTGTACACTAATACATCTACAGGAGAACTGACATTTAGATGTATGTCGTAATTTTCTTCTGGCACAAACACATTGCTTTTATTCAAAGGTGATCTACTATCCAGTAACAGTTTAAATTTTTGTTTTTCAGTGAATCCTTTCACTCTAAATCCTAACTGTTGTGTTAGATTCATCACAGATTCTTTATAATCTGTGTAATTTGTTAACACATCCGTTTTAATATAATTTGCAATGTAGTTGATTAACCCTGATGTTAACACAAGATTTTCATCGGCTCGACTGTTAGGAAAAATTAAATCTTTTAGAGCAATTCTTTTTTCTGTAACGCTATTCACTATTTCATTGGTGATATTTTTGGTAATTCTAGATACATCAAAATTTACTCCCATTGTGTATGCTGGTCTATTCAACATCATGGCTTTTAACACAGCGAAAGGATAGTTAGAGCTGCGTCTCCAAGCAGTTTCCACTGGAGCATGATCACCAAATTTAAATTTTTCAGTGGACAAAGTTAATATAAAATTTTTTGCGTAATTACTTTGTATAGGACTTAATAATTTTCCATCTTCATCCACAGGCAGATGATTTAACAAATTATCACGTTTGTATCTTTTATCGTAAACTAATTTTTTTCCTGGTTCACGAATCACTCCTGCTTGTAAGTCTTCCCAAAGTATTAGATTATCTTTGGTATAAGGAGCAGGTCCGTACTGAGTGTTCCACCATGTAGGTTGTTCACTAAAGCCCAACATCTCCCAAGGATGACTGTGTGGTCTGTCTGTGTCATAGGCTTGTTTGTAAACGGCTCTCCAAAAACCTGGTAAACTTTTGCCTGTTGGCGACAGCATGTGTGAATGATTAAAGGTAAAATCATTCAAACTATCATAGAAAAAGTTATCTGTGTAGTCTGATGCACCTGCTACACTATTCCATCTAATAAAATCATCTATAATAGATTGATCAATATTTTCAATTTTATAGACTGTGTCTCTGTATGTGCTTGGAATAAAATCATGCACGTTCCTTATATCTTTGTCGTATTGTATCTTAATGTTATTGTAGATTCTTTTTTCAAGTTCTAATAATAGATTATCTCTATAATCTCCATAAGCCACCATTAAACTGCCGTCATGCCCTTGCAACACTGCTACTGGGTTTACAAGAGTATCATCTTGATATATTACAGGTTTGTATTTAGGATACATTCCCAGTTTGGTTGGTGTGGCAGGCACATGGTTGCCAATTGTACTTTCATATTCAAATATCTCCACTAAATCATTCTCTGATAACGATTTAGATATTACACAGAAATTTTCATTATTAAAGGTATAATCAGAGCCATGCAATAATTGAGCTCCATTTAGATACACCTGCACTGCATTGGTGCTTAATGCGGACATGTTAAATGCTTTGCTTAAGGCAAAATATATGTTGCTGTTATCATAAACTTTAAAAGATAATTTTTTTGCAGCTCCATACGGAATCATATCACTGAAATAAAAAGGCATATTAGAGTTTTTATCAGTGTTAATAGTTTGCATGATTAAGTCAACGTGTTCGCGTACTGTGCCTCCAAATCCAGAATTTTCTGCTGTTTGTAAAAATATTTTTTTAAATTTGTCATATTCTTTAGCAGCATACGCAATTGATTTAATTACGTTTGCTTGTTTTTCCGCTACATGATACAATGCTAAATTTATTGGTGCACTGTGCTGCACAAACTTAGTACCATATATTGTCATATTACCTAGATCTCTTAGATTGTTGGATCCTGGACTGATGCCCGAGAATGTTTCTAAATTTTCAATTATGCTGTCCACGTGATTGTTGACTTCGCCAAAAGTAAAACTGGAGATGTTGCTGTTAAAAGGATTACTCTGTAAATTAATAGGCATCTCATAATATCCTGCAGAAGTTTTTACTTCATTGCAGTGAGTCTTCAGTATTATGGATTGATTTTCTTTTAATTTTTTAGACAGTCTCACATATTTGACATCATTCTTAACAAACGTGGTAAATTCATGTGACTGCAATAACTTTCTGTTGACATAAACTTTAAGGATTAAATTTTGTATTAATCCACTGTTTTCATACTGATCAATGGCAAAGTCGTTGGTGCGTGCAGTGCCAACATACTGTCTTATTATCATTTGTCTGCTGTTGTGTGCGGCCTTGCTCCAACCATGAGCATACACTTTTGTCGTTCTTGTGCTGAATTTTTTTAGATAACCTACATCTGTATTTTTAGATACTAATGCATCACCTGATTGATAACTGAAAGAATCTATCAATAAGTTAAAATCATATACTATGTCACCCACATTGTTGACATTTCTATAAGATAAAGGAAATCCCAACTCCGAGTCATTCACACCTGTGCCTATTTTGTAACTAAAAACTTTATTGCCTGTGAAACTAGAACTAAAATACTTTGTTTGATCAGCAAAACTTACCCCTGCGCTGTCGCAAAGATCAAACAACGGTGCTTGATTAGGTTTGGTTTTTTCTTGAGCTTGTTTCCAAGTGGTTCCGTCATAATAAAACGTTTTACCTTTGTTAACTTGCCCGTTCAAAATTAAAACCACTTCATTTTCTAAAGGTTGTGAATCTGCAATCTCTTGCAAAGATATTTGCTTATTTGTTGGGTCACCATCGCCGCCAAAGTTGATAATTTGTACTTCAAATATTTTGTTTTTTACCAGTATGTCTGTATCAGCTGTCACCAGTATCCTCATGCCGTTGACCAAATCCACTCCATCCACATTGTAGCCTGTGGCGCCCTCTATGGTGGAAAAAACATCTGTGGTGAATGTGTCAATCACATCCACATATTGTTTGGCAAATGTGCCAAATTGATACAATTTTAAACCAGCATCAAATTCAATAATGGGTCTTTGCGCTCTCAAAGACTCGTCCACTTCTAATGGCACACCATTGTATGTGGCCACTGCCTGTATCACTGACTTGTGAGTCCATTTGTTGATTCTTGACCAAGGATTTCTGTCTGGTGAATTTTTCTTAATTACTATATAATCTTTCACATCTGCATTCAAATCATCTATGTCAAATGTTGCTTTGTCAAAAAAGTCTCCTGCATTGTCAAATGCATCAAGATTATCATCCGCAATATCACTGGGCACAGCAAGATCTTGTTCATTCACTAATACAATGGCTTCGCCAACACCTTCCACATACCAATCATTTTGTGCATATTGGATAGGAGTAACATTGCCTTTAAAATTAACTTTCATACCATTAGATAATGATATACCGTTGGTTAAAGTATAGTCTTTCTTGCCTAGAATTTCTTTTGACACATCTATTTCACTGTTTTCTTCTATGTTAGCAATTTGTATCAATCCGTAGGCATTGATATCATTGGCAGCTACATAATAAAGTATGTCTGGAGTGTTTGCATCCACCACAAAAGTTATTATGCCTTGCTCAACATTTTGATCACTCACACCGTTGGGAGAGTCTACAAAATTAAAATCTGAATCTAAAGTTCTTGCTGTTTTGATTGTGAATGGCAAGCCTGGAGTATTAATATCAAAACGATAGGTTATGCCTCTGTACAAAATAAGCGTAGCATTCACTGTTTGACCATCAGGTGTGATCATGTAGGCCACATTGTCTTGATTATCACTCAGCGTCACTGTATAAGTGCTTTGTACTTGCTGTTGTAAACCTGTGATGGTGATGGGGTTAGGGCCATAGGTCAACCAATAGTATTCTCTAAAATTTATAAACTTGTCCCAGTCTATATTGGGATTCCAACTGTAGTATTCTGCAGCATTTAAAACACTGTGGTTGTCCACAACACCACCCAGACTTTTTATTTGGTTGATGTAATCCACATAATCTTTGTAAAACAAAACATTGTTAAGATTGTCTCTGCGTACTACCACAGGCTCTAATTGATAGTTTTGTCTATCATCACTGACTTCATTGATGTAGTTGTCATTAGGCACAAACGCTTGGGCATTTTTTCTGCCATAAAATGCACTTACTTTTTCAACTGTACCAGGATTTAAAAGTTGATCTAATGTACTGTATAAAAATTTTGTGTTGGTGGGAGTTCTAAAATATCTTGGCAGTAAATCGCTTGATTTACGACTTACAGAACCATCTGCTGATGTGGGAAGTGCTGACTCTTCTTGATTGTTATCGTATGCCATTTTTAATAACCATATCCTCCAGAAGATCCAGAGCTTCCAGAAGATCCAGAGCCTCCGCTACTGTTAGAACTGGTAGCAACACTGCTGGTGCCACTGGTGATGCCTGTGTTGATTGTGTTGGTAGCAGTGACCACAAAGCCATCTGCTCTCAATTTAGAAGCAGTCAATGCATCAATTATTTCCACATCCTGCACAGTTGCCCCACTGATGAAAATTTCATCACTTTCAGATTTAATTTCATACAGACTACCAAATGTTTGCACAGCCTGATCAGGCACAATCACAAAAGTAACTATGTCTGGAGCCAGTTGAGTCATTACGTAGGTGCTTAGTTCTGAGAAATAAAATGTATCTCCAAAATCCCAATTTTCTAGATTAAAATATTGATTGATTGCCTGTATTACACGCACTTTGATATCATCATTGTTTGTGACTTCGTTTAGGTTTTTAACCAATTTAAATGTGGCTTGAAATTTAGATTCTGATTTGTCACCAAATAAAACTTTGTATTTCACTGGGTGATATATTACTTCATCACTGATAGATTTGATTAGATTAATTTGTTGCCCAAAATTCTTATACATATTATCTGAACTTAATGGCAATGGTTTGTTCTCTATTGTTCCATCCAACCATGATCTAAAAGAGATGTCGTATGATCTTGTTAACAAAAACACATCTATAATATTAGTTACACTAGGATCTATTCTAGTAGCACTATCTGCACTGTGAACATATTGAAATTTTAATTGAGATCTGCCTAAATGTGCCTTATAGTTGCCAGTCACAGCAATAGTTAAAGTGGCTTTTGATAGTTTTTTAAATACATTTGTCACTGAATTGTAAAATACAGTGTCAGTATCATATGAACTATAAGCTCCTATCTGATTTTCACTGGTTATTGTTACAATATTTTCTAAATCTGTTGATACATAATTAAAATCTTCCACTCCTGCTGTGGTAATTTTCTTCTGAAATATATAATTGTTATTGGCTACAATATTTTTGAAAGCGTCTGGATTATCCATCAGTCCATCATCATCAGAATCAAACTGAGTGACTTCAATTTTTTTGCTGTCAACATAGCCTTGAGTATCTCTGTACTCTTGCAGCACTTGCCAATCAACGTGGCTTTGCATAGGCGTAAGTATTCCTGGAGCATTGTTGATAGATAGCACAGAAATTTTATCTTTAATCACTTTACCTACGTTAGCCACGTAATCTTTGTTGTTGCTGTCATAGAAAAAACGTATTTCTTTGTCACTTTCAAAAACATATCTCACTCCTCTATAGGTCACTGTGTATAAATCAGTGTCAGTGGTGAACAACAACAGCCAACTGGCATCCAGTTGTTGATTAGTGTTGTCTCCTGTTTTTCCTGTGCTAAAACTACCAAACAAATTTAAGTTAGTTTCATCAATCACCACCCAATCTCTCACAGCAGTGTTGTATCTTAAACCAAATACACTGTTAGAAAATATTTTATCCAACATTTGTAATTTGATATCACTGGATAGCACTTTTGAAAATTTTGCAATAATTTGTGTTAATATTGCTCCTGTAGGAACAATATCATTGAATACGATAGGTCCTGTGCCATCCGCTTGAATTACTGTGCCACTGTCAATCACTCTAATCACTGTGGTCCATAGAAAGTCAGTAGCTCCTGGATGATTGGCAGACCCTTGCATCAGTGTGCCGTCAGGCATGAAATGATAGCCTATGGGCGCAACAAATTTACATTGTGCTTGTGGTTCTAAATATTTTAAAACACTTTGTGTGAATGTTCCCACTGCAATTTTTTTATTGTCCACATCCTGTAAACCACCTGTGGAGATATTGCTGCCTGAACTGCTTTGATACCAATAATAATTAACATCTGTGGTTAATATTAATGGAAAATTGTCTTGATAAAAGTTAAAAAGTTTTTTTTCAGAAACCAAAGGTTCAATCACATTGTTGATCACTCCTTCTATGTCTGTTCTGCTGACATAACTGAACGTGATGCTGTTGTCTATTCTTTCTTTGTAAATGATTCCATCATTGCCAAATATGTTAGTGCTGCTGTATTTGCTGGTGGCATCTAACAGGTCAAAATATCTTGAAATTCCACTGCTGGTTCTATTAACTGACTTAACTTTAATAATTTCTTGATTGGTTGACAATGGAGCCACATTGTAATCTTCACCTGTAATCATTCTGTTTTGAGTGTAATAAGTGGATGGAGCATTGCTTCTTATAGATGCTGTGGTTTCTGAATTGCTGGCATTGTCAATGGTGTATTGCAATGACATAGCAATGGTGAGTGTTTCAGTTTTGCCTGATGCACTGAGATAGTCCACTTGAATTTCTATATTTGCCATATCGGCTGGCACTATTTTAAATTGTCTGTTATCACTCACTCTATAATAGGCTCTGAACCCGCCTTTGGGTAAATTGCCAAAAGTTCCATCTGCAAATTGCAGATTGATTCTGTCTTCTGTTCTAGTAATCACACTGTAAATATTTCTAATACCTTTAGCAGTGCTGTTGTAAATCACATTGTTGCCCTCTGTGGCACTAACTTTGGTCCATAATTCTTGTTCTACTTTGTTGCTGTTCAGAGAATAAAGCCATACATCAGTTTGATTGATATTGTCAGCATCAATGCTCACTATTTGGTTGGGTGTGGATAGTGCCACATTAAAATCCCCTTGCTGCAGTACACCTTGTCTAAAATGAAAAAAGAATCCTGTGTGGCTGCTGGAGTATCCTTTGCCATCATCTTTGTACAAACAAGATAATTTATTTGTGGGTAATGGCGCCAATTCTTCAACGATGCCTGCATTCACATCCACTGATACCACTTCAAATTGTGTGTTTCTTCCGTCTATGCTTTTGGAAAAAGTAAACACTGGAGTTTCCTGTAAATTAGAATTGAATTGATATTGTTCCACAGGAACACCATCCACTGTGTCTTTTTTGTTGGGACGACCCACTTTGGTGTTGACTGGTAGTGCAGCATTCATTACTTTTATAAATTGCTCATACCAATCTGGATTACTGGTATCATTCCATATTATGGTTTGATTGGCAATGTTCACATTGTTGCTGTCAATGATTCCTTCTGTAGTGGAAATTGATTGCATTTTTAAAAGTCCATTGGCACACTGATTTCTTTTGGCATTGTAGCTCAGCAGTCTAGCCAGTCTCAACACAGATTCTCTGCGCTCTGCTAATTCAATAAAATTTTCTCTAGCATTGAGGTCAATTCTAAAAGCAATATTTTGTCCCAAGAAAGCAATCAAATCAATCAAGGCAAGGTATTCACTGCTTTCTAAATAGTCATTGAAATCTTCTGGATAATTTTGACGCAGATATCCAATCATGGATCTGCGAAGATTGTCAAAATCGTAGCTGGTAAAGTCAGCGTTTCTAAAGCTCTGATAGACCTTTCTCCAGTCTTCTGCCAGCAATAATTTATTCAATCTATCTGTGGATGACATATATCTCCGTTATATGAAGTTATTTATTAGGTTTGATTAAATGCTCTGTTAATTCTAGCTGATTAAACCCAGTTTTTCATCAAATTTTAAACGCAGACTTTCTGATATATTGTATGTAAGATAGGTGAGATCGCACTGTATTTGTATGCCACTTTCGTAGGTGTCAACAGTTACACCATTTACCTGCACTCTAGGGTCATAGTTCACTATGGTGGTCACATTATCAATAATTTGTTGTTTAATCATTTCTGTCAAGGGTTCAAACAAACTGTCCCAAATGATGGTGCCAAACTCAGGATTTTCCAGTTTTTCTCCTTGACGTATGTGAAAATGATTCAATATGTCCTGCCTAATCAATGCAACATCATACAGGTTGAAACTGGTAGCATTGGGATCCACTGTGCTGATGCCTCTGTAGGCTCTGGGTCCAGATGCCTGAGTGTAGGCTTTTTTTGACTTTAATGTGATGTCTTTGTATAATTTTTTTTCTTGTGTGCTCATATATATATTTATTATCCCTGTGGGAACGTCTTATTAGAAGCTGTGATTATTTTTGCTGAGTAAGGTGCACCATCATCTATCAGATCACCCAGTCTAGCCACCATCTGTGCCTTGTGTCCTATGAACACTTTGCTGGTAGCAGTGATAATGTAGGCTGTATGTCCACAATCAGTTTTGATTTCATCACCCAGTGTGGCTGCTAATCTGTTGCCATCACACACCACTTTGCTGGATCCAGTGATGATGGTGCCACCGGTGTTCAGTGGAGCCAAATGACTGGGGTGAGAGCAGGTACCTTGTGTTCTGTCTCCAATGCGTGCAATGCCTCTGGACATTTGTTTATATTCCTATTCCTGCAAGTTGTGATGTCAAATTGTTTTTCATAGCATCTGCTGCTGATTCGATAGCTGATTGATTGGCTGTGAATTGAGTGGCTGCAGATTCAGCCATATTTTTAGCAGCATCCAACAGTCCCATCACTTGTGGTTCTAAACTGGGAATCGACTGAGTCAGCACTTGAGTTTTGATAGCATCAAAAGCAGGCACAAGGTCACTGCCCAACGAATTCAATTGATTCATAATTCCACTGCATCCTCCAGCAGAGGATGTTTGCACTGCCAAACTTAACTGAGGTATTAGAGCCTCCACAGATGCTGCCACATCTCCCACCTTGGCTGTGATGGCAGAAGTAATGCCTGCTGCTGTGGCTCCAAAACTTGTCATGGCACCTGTGATGCTGGATTGAAGACTGGCCAAAGCAGGAGGTAGGCTGGGCAAGGATGGAATACTGCCGTCCACACCAGGCAGACCTGGCACTGAAGGAAATCCTCCAGGAAGATTTTCTAAACTAGGCAATGAAGGTAAACTAGGCAATGAAGGCACGCCTTGAAATCCGCCTCCTGCAAAATATCCATCGAATGCTTTTTCAGCCTGATCTAGCAGAGGACTCAAATCATTCAATGCTCCTTTTAGAGCTCCCACATTGCCTGCTATTTTAGGAATAGTTTCTTGAATTTTCTTTTCCGCTTCTTTGGCCAATGCAATGGCGTCTCCACCCACTGTGGCTCCCAATGTACCGCATAGGTCGCAGGCTTGACCACCCACGTTGACCAAATCTGTGGCTGCTGTGGTGGCTGCTTCTATGCTGCTGGTGATTGATGCTGGAATAGTAAAATATGGCATAAAATTATTTATTTTTTAAATGCGTCAGGTATGCCCGACAAGGTTGTGTTGGGTATCTGCTCAATGGTGGTCCGATCAGTGCGTGATGTTTTCACATTGTCAGGGTTCAAATTTTCATGATGTGGCCATGGTTCATGCTGAGGCACACGTTTCATGATGTTGCCACTGCTTTCACCTGGATTGGTGTGTGTGCTCAATGGAGTTGGCTCTGTCTTCACTGCTTTGTTGTTGTTGAGGTTAATTACTCCACCTGTGTCCAGATTAATATTGCCATCTGCATAATGATTGGTGCTGCCCACAGATATGGTTTGATTGGCTGCCACTGTGATGGTTTGATTGCTGCCTACTGTGATTCTATGACTGCCCAATGTTTCTTCAGTAATACTGCTCATGGCCTTGATGTTGACACTGCGTCCTGCTTCGATGTTGACATCTCTGTCTGCTTTGAAATTAAAGTCTGTCTGCGTGTGTATGCTCACACTGTCCTGCGCAAATATGTCCAACTTGCCGTTGGCAGTCATTTCGATCCAGGTGGTACCAGCTGCATTGCCAATGTAGATCAAATCTTCTGAATTGTGCATCAATATTTGATGTCCTGTGCGTGTTCTAATACGCACCAACTCATTGTGAGGTATGGTTTCATCTGCTGGAGTAACTATGTCTATGTTTTTATTCACATATTCTGAGGGTCCTTTTGCAGCGGAAGTCTTACGTAAAAATTTATCGTCACCATCATCCATCACAATGCTGCTGCCACCCAATCTTGAATGATATCTGCCACCTTTGCCTCGAGCATTGCCGCGTTTGTCCAATGGGCCTGGAGTGCTGACTCCAAACACACTGCTGGGTGTTTCACGTCTGGCACTGGTGGTGGTTAATCCTCTGATTTCATCTGTTAATAATCCTTGATTTTTTAAAATATTTTTAAAATCTGTATTAATAGGCTTTAAATTTTTTGTAGCATCTATTAAATTTAAACTGTTAATCAACAATTCTTTGTTGTATTCACCCACTGGTAGTTTCTTCCCAATGTCTGTTAAATTGGTTGTGGTGTCAGTGAAAGTGGTTGCAGGTCGACCATCAGGAATCATAAAATTTTGATTTTCTGCCTGTACACAACCAATCCAATAGCCTTTATTGATATTGCCTTCCACAAATATCACCAGCACTATGTTGCCGATGTCTGGCGGAATAAACCACATGCCGTAGCTCTGCTGGCTACTGGCATAATCTGTATTTTTAGTCACTCCTGCATAGTTGGTCACACCGTAAAAAGGATTAAGATATTCTACCTGTACACGCTGATTAGCTTCCAATGAGTCCATGCCAGGATCCACAGATCTCAGCAACTCCACCTCCAGTGTGCCCATGTATTTGCCATCCAGGTGACTGGTGATTCTGGCTTCGTAAGGACCTGAATCCTTTATTGAGCTTTGTTTGTTGGGGCTGCTTCTGCGATCAATTGAAAACATTATGCTCCTGTCCCGTCAATATTTGGGGCACCACCTTCTGTATCACCATAGATTGGCTGGCCCAAAGAAGTTGTGCTGGTGCTTTTGCCTGTGATTTCTTGATTTAGTACTCTTATTAATTTCAAATTTTGTGTAAAGGTTCCGTTTGTAAAAATATTGTCCACGAAATTTACTTTATACACTCCACTGAATTCATCTAACTGCACAAAATTTTTATTAAGATCGTTGGCTGTGCCTTTAAACACCATGTTTCCGTTGGACGTATAGTCTATGGGTGTTCTAAAATTCACCACACAATATATGCCGCTAAAAGTAGGTTCGGCACTGCCATCTTTGTTTATAAATTTCTTTTGTCCTGTGCGTGGATCCTTGTCCACAGTTGAATAATAGTTACCCAGTCCGCTGTCAGCTAAAAAATATGGATCACCTAGCAATTCAATTGTGGTATCTACTAAACTAATGTTGCCAGTCATTATCATATCGTGGAATTCTAAATTCAGTCTTTGTTCTGTAGTAAGTTCACCCAGTGCTTCATAATTTTTTCTGCGAGGACTTGCATAGAAATTTGCAGTCAGTTTACCTGTGCCTACACCTTGTGCTGCAGCATCACCAGCCTTATCGTCTGCTGAAGTTTCTTTTTTTTCTCCTTCATTTTTTGTTTTTTTATTAGGATCTTCTTTAGAGTTGGCTTGATCGCTGGGCAACTGTTGTTGGAAACTGGCTTTGATTTGAATATCGAATTTTAATACATCTAGATTTTTACCAGTAAAAAGATAATCATATTCTTTCACTACAAACTTGTTAAAATTTTCTGTTTGAGTTTTTTTATTAATTTTTGCAAACAATGATTCATGTACTTTGTGTTCTATCACGTCAATTACTATTAACAATGGATAGGTGCCATTTTTTTCCACAATCACTGTGTCATTTATGTAAAAAGCTCTAGGCACTATCTTGAACCATGTTTTAAAACCGTTGGCATCACTGGGTTGAATCAACCGTTGACCGTACTCACTCAGCAATATCACGTTTGTTATAATATCAGATAGAGTTGTGCCCTGTTTAAAACTTAAATTTGGAATTTGGCCTCTTACACGAAATTTTGATAGTTTTGTAAATTTATCATAGAATGTATTATCGTCCTCGCTGCCTACATTCTTATTTTGTTGTTTGGTAAGATTTATTTTGGAGTTTCCAATATTATTCAAGCTGTCTTTGGATTGCACGTAACTGGTGGCATTGGGGCTACTAACCACTTGTGCACCAGTGCCAATAATATTACTTCTTTGTAAGTCTGCAGTGGATGTTGCTGCTAACTCTGCATCTTGATACGAAGTTCTTTGACTAAGTTTTTCTTGTGCTTCTTGAGTTGGAAAGTTTATTATGACGTCATTTATTTCTTCCAGCGTAGTCTTATTTTTATTTTTTGCTTTTCTATTTTTATTTAATTCGTTCTGTAATGCTATCTGCAGCATTTCTTGCACTGTCGTGCCTTCAATTTTTACATCTTTAGGTATTGTTTGTGTACTGTTCTGCAATGCAATATCACTTGTTGGGACTGCTTGAATTGTGTATCGCGCACCAGCCTGATCCGCAGTAAAATCAATATTACCAATTTTTATAGGAAATATGCGTTTAGTGCTGTTGCCCAAGGCATCTTTGACTGATTCAACTTTGTTGTCCAATGTGTGACCTATAAATTCAATAATCAAACACCAAGGGGCTTCTATATAGTTTTTAAATCCTGCTTTCAATCCAGACAGTCGCAGTGTTTCGACAAATGTGCCCATACTGTATGGTTCATACACAGTAAATTCTAATTTTGTCACATTACTTTGTCCTTTGTCTTGAGGACCTATCATGGTGTTGATGTTGACGTCACCAATAAAATATTCACGTGCAGTTCTTGTGTTAGAAGTGCCACCATTGAAATCTAAATCATAGGGCGTGAGAAATTTTGATTGCCCAGAGCCACCACTTCTCACTATAATTATTTGAGGTGATTTTTGACGTAATCTAGCAGGAAAATTAATCTCTTCCAAAGTAAGACATGCCAAAGTAAAAATACAGTTGAATGAATTGTACTGATGCAAAGGGTTTGGCACTTTGTTGGGAAACAATTCTCCCACGTCCACTGTGGCTGTGTCTGACTCAAAAGTGTCTCTTTGATAAAAATTTTGACCCAATGTTTGACCCAATGCCGCAGCATCTCTTTGAGATTCTGTGGTTGGTATCACTCTAATGTTTGTTGATGCATCAGGAATTGACATTTTAGATTCCTAAGGCTTGTCTCAATTTGGGTCCTTGCGGCAAATAAATTTTTATACCAGCCACTAGATCATAAATTGGATCTTTGATCACATCCATGTTTCTCTGTGCAAACACCCACCACAGTTTGGTATTTTTATACAAATCATAAGCTAATAAATCTGGTCTGTGTGTGTATTGTGGCTCCACAGTGTACAACACATCATCTGCAGTGGCAGGAATGGGTCTGATATTGAGCAAATCTAAATATTGGTCATTTACGGTTTGTGTGTTGGCAAAAGGACTGTGGGGTTGATACTGAGCCATTAGATGAATCCTCCTTCACCCTGCACATATTTGCCATTGACAAAATTATTCATATTGAATTGAGATATAGTAGATCTGCTGTATTGAGGTTGCAATATTATTGATATCAAACTTTCTGATGGCGCCCAAGCCAAACTTTTATATTGTCCTTCGTCTGTGTCTCCCAATGCTTCTGGAAATAATCCTGTTTGAATGTAATCGCAGTCTTTGCCCAACTCTATGTTGAAACTAGTGATAATCACAGGCACATTTTTAAAAACAAAATCACCATAGCCATTCAACAGCACCACAGGCGGTGGAGACCCTGCGTCTGAGCTGCCTTCACCATAACGCATTTTTGTTGCGCTTCTCAAATAATGCACACATGATACCCAATATGCTGCTTCCACACTATTTTGCACATAAAAATCACCGTTGATTTGAATTTGATCCACTGTGCTGTAGTTGAATGAATTAAAAGTGTAATTGGTGTGAGCAGGATTGTTAGCAGTGTATTGAGCACTGTGAGCCATCAATATGCTGGGTGTGTAGGGAAAACACAATCCTCCGGTTTTCATCACAGGCAGCATCAATCTGCTGTCTTTGAATGAAGTAGGAATGCTTAATTTGACTCTCCAATCTTTTTCGCCTGGTTTGGCAAGTGCTGTGGCTGTTGTTAAAGTTTTGGCATCAGGCATACCATCTTTGGGCAATGATTTGCCTCGCACATCGCTCATGTTGAACATGCTGCCGGCGGCTTTGGCTATGCCTGCGCCTGCTATGGCTCCTATTGCTGTGCCTGCTACTTTTTTTAAAAATGACATATTTGTAATATATTAAGTATTTATTGACATAATTAAGTATGTAGTTTATAATGAAGGCTAATTAGAAAGGAATTCAATGAAAAAAATAAACTATCTCAACAACAAAGATCTGTTGGAAGAAATACACAAATCCAAGAATAGCTATTGTTCTTACACTAAAGATGAACACAGCCGCTATGATGCAATCATAGCTTCTTTGGAAAAAATCAATGTGCGCAGCATAGCAGAAGCCAAACGGGTTAGAGCCAAGCGGTTGGCTCAGGAAGAGTTTGAACGTCGCAAACTTACTGATCCCAAGGTCAAACTGTCCGAGTGCGAAGTGGACTATAGGAAGATACAAAAGCATGAGCTGGTATTCAGAGTCATGACCTATGAACACATACCCAACGAACCAGGACGCAAAAAAAATCCCAAAAGTTCAGCTGATAGTAAATGCAAAGTGAACTTTCCTGCATTTCAACATTGGAAGCATGATGAAAAAGGCAATCTTTCATGTGTGGGCAAAAGTCACTGGGAAGGCGGCATGCACAATGGCAAGTTCAACAAGGAAGGCGGCAAACCCACTGCCAAACTGGCCATGATGTGGATGAAACTGTGTGAACGTTATGCCACCAGAGGCAATGTGCGAGGCTACACCTACAATGACGAAATGCAAGGACAAGCCATATTGCAACTGACTCAGATTGGATTGCAATTTGATGAAAGTAAATCTAACAATCCATTTGCATACTACACAGCAGCAGTGACCAATTCTTTTGTGAGGATCATCAATATCGAAAAAAGAAATCAAAATATTAGAGATGACATTATGGAAATGAATAACATGATGCCCAGTTCCACGCGACAGAATTCAGAATCATATCAAAAATCGATGGATCGTGAATTCAAAAAGAAAATTTAAATCCTTGACTTTAATCAATTATTTGTTTACAATTAAGTCTTGGGAAATATTATCTAATGTTTAAAAAAGCAGCCGTCTTTACTGACATACATTTTGGTCTGAAGAGCAACAGCATGATTCACAATCAAGACTGTGAAGAGTTTGTGGATTGGTTCATTGACCAGGCCAAACAAAACAATTGTGAAACTGGTATATTCTGTGGTGACTGGCATCACAATAGAAATTCGTTGAACTTGATGACCATGGATGTCTCCATCAAATGTTTGGAAAAACTGGGTAAGGCTTTTGAAAAATTTTATTTCTTTCCTGGCAATCACGATCTGTACTACAAAGACAAGCGTGATATTCACTCAGTGGAGTTTGCAAGATTTATTCCTGGCATCACGGTGATCACACAGACCACTACCATAGATGACACAACCTTAGTGCCTTGGTTGGTGGGAGATGAATACAAACAGATCAAAAAAATCAAAAGCAGATACATGTTTGGTCATTTTGAATTGCCGCACTTCTTAATGAATGCCATGATAGAGATGCCAGACACTGGGTTGATACAAGCAGTGGATTTTGTGCATCCAGAATATGTGTTCACAGGACACTTCCACAAGAGACAAACAGCAAGAAACATACATTACATTGGTAATCCCATGCCGCACAACTATGCAGATGTGAATGATGATCAGCGTGGTATGATGATCATGGAACATGGTGGCACTCCCAGATACATCAATTGGTACAATTGTCCAAGATATTTGAAAGTAAATTTAAGTCAACTACTGAATGATGCAAAGAACATTATACTGCCCAAGATGCACTTGCAAGTGACGTTGGACATAGACATCAGCTATGAAGAAGCCAGTTTTATCAAAGAAACCTTTATAAAAGATTACAACTGCAGAGAAATAGTGCTGATTCCAGGCAAGAAAGATGATGAACTCACCAGTACATTGGATATCACACGTTTTGAATCTGTGGACGAAATAGTCAGCAAAGAGATCAATGCTATTGAATCTGACAGTTATAATAAAAATACTCTATTAGAGATTTACAGAGACCTACAATGATCAAGATCAAAAGCCTCACAGTTAAAAATTTTATGAGTGTGGGCAATCAAACACAAGGCGTGAATCTAGACAAACAAAGACTCACATTGGTGTTGGGAGAAAATTTGGATCAGGGCGGAGATGATTCTGGCAGCAGGAACGGCACAGGTAAAACCACACTGATCAATGCACTGAGTTATGGTTTATTTGGTGAAGCACTGACAAAAATACGCAGAGAGAATTTGGTCAACAAGACCAACAACAAAAACATGTTGGTCACACTAACTTTTGAAAAAGACGGTGTGAAATATCGCATTGAAAGAGGCAGACGCCCCAACACATTGAGATACTTTATCAATGACTCGGAACAAGAGATCACTGACGAGAGTCAAGGCGACAGCAGAATGACTCAGGCTGCTATCAATCACATGTTGGGATTATCGCATGCCATGTTCAAACACATATTGGCATTGAATACCTACACAGAGCCGTTCTTGAGCATGAGTGCCAATGATCAAAAAGACATCATAGAACAGTTGTTGGGCATCACACTGCTGAGTGAAAAAGCAGAACTGTTGAAAGATCGCATTAGAGTCAGCAAAGAAGACATAGCCATGGAAAATGCACGTTTGGAAGGCATTAAGATGAGCAATGAAAAGATCAAAGAAACCATTAACTCGTTGAGCAACAAGGAAAAAATTTGGAACACACAGAAGAATTTGGATATTGAAAAATTAAATAAATCCATTAAAGAGTTAGAGTCTGTGGACATTGACAAGGAGTTGGTGGCACATCAGCTGCTGGAAGATTGGCTCAAGATCAATAATGAATTGAAACAATTGCAAAAAGATCGCAGCAGTTTGGAAATGACACTGTTGCAGGCAGACAAAACAGTGAATAAAGTGGGCAATGATCTGGATAAACTGCATGACAAAGCCACTTGTTATGCCTGTGGTCAAGAACTGCATGATGATAAATTTTGTGAAATACAACGCAAGTTGGAAGAAGAATATGGTGAAGCAGTCAACTACAATCAAAGCATACAGGCTGAAATAGCCATAATAGATGAAGCTATCAAACTCATGGGCACACAAGACACACGTCCAGACACATATTATGACAGCATCAAAGAAGCATATGAACACAGACAACATCTGGAAACTTACAAATCCACACTGAAAAACAAAGAAGCTGAACAGAATCCTTATGTGGATCAGATCACAGAACTCAGCACAGAAGCACTGCAAGAACTGGACTGGAGTGAAGTAAATCGCTTGCAAACTTTAAAAGACCATCAAGAATTTTTATTAAAATTGTTGACCAACAAGGACAGTTTTATCAGGAAGAAAATAATAGATCAAAATTTAGCATTCTTAAACAACAGGCTCACCCACTATCTCACAGCATTGGGACTGCCGCACAGTGTAATATTTAAAAATGATCTCAGTGTGCAAATCACCATGCTGGGACAGGATCTTGACTTTGACAATCTCAGCAGAGGAGAGCGTAATAGATTGATATTGGGCTTGAGCTTTGCGTTTAGAGATGTGTGGGAAAGTTTATATCAAGAGATCAATTTGCTGTTCATAGATGAATTGATTGATTCTGGATTGGACACAGCAGGTGTGGAATCATCCATTGCCATACTGAAACGCATGAGCAGGGAGCGTGGCAAGAGCATCTATCTAATCAGTCACAGAGATGAACTCATGGGTAGAGTCAACAACACACTCAAAGTGATCAAAGAAAATGGATTCACTTCCTACAGCAATTCAACTGAATTTCACGAGATATAGGAGCACACATGGACGACACACATGATTTATTGACCAAGGCCTACATGAACTACTTCAAATACAATGAGAAGTTTGCCAAAAGACCCAGCCGACAGAGCAAAATACAGGCTAGAAAATGGTTGAGTGAAATACGCAAACTGGGTCGCACACGCCGAGCAGAAATTGTGCGTGAATACAAACAGCACAAAGAGAAGAATCGCAGCCAGTAGCACGGCGCAGCCGCTGCGGTAGACGTTATAGTTTGTACGAAGTACAAAACTGCGGCGCAAAAATTTTCTGTGCCTTTTGGTACCAAAACTTTTCAATCACTGCCAAAATATCACAAAGATCCAAGACTGCTGTGAACGAATTCATCACACAGTAAGTACCTGCATGACGTGGATGTATCAGGGCAAATCATTGGATGCACTGCCGGAAGGCACCGAAGGATTTGTGTATCTCATCACTAATTTGGTATCTGGTCGCATGTATGTGGGCAAAAAGTTGGCCCAGTTCAAAAAATCACGTCCACCACTCAAAGGCAAAATCAACCGACGCAGAAGCCGGGTGGAATCAGATTGGCGAGACTATTGGGGCAGCAACGAACATCTGTTGCAGGATGTGCAACAGCAGGGTGCTGATCAATTCACCCGAGAGATACTGTACATCTGTCGCAGCAGAGGCGCCATGGCATATCTGGAAGCCCGCGAACAATTTGAACGCAAAGTGTTGGAGACTGATGCATACTACAACGGCATCATCAATGTGAGAATAGGCAGCAGCAATCTACTGAGGGAAGAAATTCAAAGGCTCAAGGCACTGACATAGCAACCACACTGATCTGAAGATCCAGGAAATACGTCTCTCAAAGATGGTGAATCCTGAGTTGCACAATGAGGCAAAAACGATGGTGCTCTGTGAAACAGACACAACACCCATATTGAGGAATTGCTTGAACAGTTCCCACAATATTCCGTAGCAATGAAGTCAGCCAAGAGGGGTATAGGGCTACCGCCCCGCAGTAGCAATGGCTGTTCAAGATGGCGTGCTCATCTCGTATGACGTCACCACTTCTCCCCGTTCTGGGAGAAGTATGGATCCACTATCTGTATGAGCGAGCAGTTGCTTCGCAACTTGATAGAGCTACACAGTGAGAGCGCAGCGATCACTTGGACGAACTGGTTCGTCCACTACTTGTGTTTGGGTTCACGCTGTTTGGATTGTCTTTTTACTAGATCTCGTTCGTCACTGTCCATGATATACCAAGCCACTCCAATGATCAACAACAGTGTGGCAATATTCAATATGTATGCAATCATGATATAATATCCTTTGGCAGTTAGTGTTGCAATTGTGCCAGTGCTAGGGCAGCGTCCTGCGCTAGGTTGGGATCGAATTCGGTCACTGTGTGCCACAGATTTTCTTGCGCGGGTGCTGATCGCACCCTGTACAGATCAGTGTGTGGCCAGGATCTCACTTGCAACGCCTGCAGCACAGCATGACTGTACACATGCACACTCCGAGGCTGCATGCTCAGCAATTGATCAATGTTGGTTTGATTCAACACACTGTGATAGGTTTGAATTTCAGTGACTCTAGAATCTTCAGCAAAGTTTCTGGCAAAGTGGTCGCCGCGCAGCCACGTGGTGTTGGTGTGTATCACCACATCTTCTGCTCTCAGTCTGCAACGTATGTGAACGAATCCCAGTCGTCTCAATCTTTCTGCAGTGTGTCTGCCCACGCATTGTATTTCATAGGGCAGCAGTGCTGTGAGCGGATGTTGATAGTGTTGGATGGCAGCAATGTGTGTGATCAATAAGCATTGAGTCCCAGCAGCCACATGCGAGACTGCTTGAGTGGTGACACAAGGCAGCCACATGCTGTCGTCAGGCATGGTGTGATTCACGTTGCTTTGTGTAAACACTCTCATCGTAAGATTATTTACTTGCAGACTGCACACATTAAAATATATTATTTGGTTCTTGGGTGTTTGCTGGGCTGTTAAAAGAATGGCAAGCCGCTTTTTTTGGTGGTTTCTAAATTTTCTTTGATGATCTTGCCTATGATTTCGCGATCTTCATAGCTGATCATGAAAAGGTCATCCACGCTGAGACTGCCACGCATGTACCAGGCCATTTTGAACAAATCCATTTTGAAATTTTTGGTTTCATTCTCCATGTCCTTGACTTCTTGCAAAATAGTCGCTAGAGAGCTGGGTAGAATTTTTATGCGAAAAAATTTGACTGATCGAATGTCACGGGTACCTCAAAACTTGCAGGGGCGCCCGCTTTTATATCTTCAGCTGTGCTGGCCACTTTGATGGGTTTGATGCTGAAAGATTCTCTTTGTTTTTGCACATGAGCCATAATGGCAGCATAAAAGTTTTTTTCTGATTTAGCAATGAATTCAGTGATGTGTGTGGGATCAGTGACCACCTCTCCATCCACGGCAATGCTGACCACACTGTCGGCCACCATGGCTATGGTGATGTCTGTGAGTTTTCTAAAGCTCTGTTGAAACATTGACAACTTGGTTTGTTCATCTATTTTGTCGTCATTGACCACATTGATTATTCTTTGTTCTTCAAAAGACTTGACAGCACCTGCAGTGAATTCTTTGTAGTTGATGGGTTTCAAAGTCACGGTCAAGGCACCTATGTTCACAGTGTCCACAAACGTTCCCATCATGAGATCATCCAAGGCCAAACGCAGATCCATGCTGTAGTCTCGTTTGATAGTGGTGTTGGGCACATTGATGTTGACATCCATGCTTTCTCCATAGGTGGCAATTCTGATGGCAATCAGCACAGCATCCAAATCAATGCTGGGCATCAGCCAAGCATTCTTAATGTTGGGCACACAGCTTTGTATCACATCCACAGTGGCCTGACCATTCATCAGTGCATCCGGAGTTTTGAACAACAATTCATCCTTGGCAGTCATGGCATACACTGGCAGTTCACCATTGGCTGGCATTTCCAATGTGCCCGCTGGATAAAACTTGCCTCTGCTGGGCAATCGCATGTAGTTTTTGACCTGTCTAAAATACTTCTGTAAAGGATTGCTGCCCTGTTTGATTTGATTTTCTACCATTATTACCTCCGTATAAATAAGTGTGCAATTAACATATTTGTTTTAATATGTGTATATTTATAGTCTAAATTAACTGGGTATTTAATAAATGGCAAAAGTAGAACTGAGAGATGGCATTATAGAAGGTGCTGCATCAGAAGCCACACTACAACAGATTCTAGCAAAAATTGGCGCAGATGGCAAAGGCGCCAAAGAGGCCACTGCCATGGCCAAGAGCATGAATGAGGTCACCAAAAGTGCCAAAAATGCCTCCACTTCATTTGATAGGCACATCACCTATCACAAAAAATTTTCCAGCGTGATACAAGATTTTGGTATCAACATAGTCAAAGGCACAGACAAATTTGGAGATTTCACTTCCAGTCTCACTGGCTACATGTCACAGTTTGGTTTGGGTTTTGCACTGATGGCACAAGGCATTCAACGATTGGTGGATGAACTGGATCAGCAGATTGGGGTATTTAGAGACCTCAGCACAGTGGGTGCAGATTTTGGTGACAGTATTTTTGGCTCCAGAATGGCTGCCATTGAAGCTGGCCTAGCCTTGGATGTTTTTACAAATGCAGTGAAAAAGAATGCAGACACATTGGCCCTATTGGGTGGAAATGTGAACATGGGTGCAAAAAGATTCACTGCAGTCAGCAGGGTAGTGCAGAGAGACTTGCAACCAACCTTTTCCAAATATGGTGTCACCATGGAAGAAACCACACAGTTGTTGACAGATTATCTTGAAATACAAACAGGATTGGGTGACGCTCAAAAGATGAGCAATGACGATCTGGTAAGAGGCACTGAAAATTATGTGAAAGAATTGGATCTGTTGGCTAGGACCACAGGCTTGTCACGCAAAGAAGCATCAGAGGCTCTTAAGTTGCAACAGCAGGACAAAGTGTTGAAGAGTTTGATGATGAGCATGACCAAAGAGCAGCAATTACGTTTGGGAGGCATGCTGGCGGGAATTGAAAAAACCAGTCCTGAGATGGCAGCTGCCATAAAAGAATTAGTGGTCACTGGCGGTGCTCCTATTTCCGATAACGCCAAAAGTTTAGCATTGATTAATCCTCGATTGTTGACCTTGGCAGCAGGTTTAAAAGATGGTTCTGTGTCCAATGCTGAGTTTGGTGCAGAAATGCGTAGAACTGCAGAGATAGCTCAGGAACAAGGCAAGACCATGGGTCAGACCAACGCTTTGGCTACGTTGCTGGGTTCAGGACTGTTTGGTGCTGGAGCAGAAATGTCCAAATTCACAAAATTCATGGAAGGATCCGCCGAGGCCATTGAAGATCAAAGAAAAGCAGAAGAGTCTGCAGGCAAAGTGGTGACAGATTTCAGCAACCAGATGAGAAAACTAATGAACCAGATCATAGCTGCCATATCTCCATTCCTGTATGGTATAGAATTATTCATGGCAGGAATCACCAAGGTGGTGTCTTTGCTGAACACAGGATTTATTAAAGGGCTGATAAGTTTTGCGGCCATCATAGGAGTGGTGTTGGTGGGACTCAAAGGCCTAGCTGTCGTAGTGGCCGCTACAAAAGCTGCTTATGCATTTAGCCGCAGCGGCAACGTAATGAGCACAGGCAAACAAGCAGCAATGGGACTATATGACAAAGCCAAAGGTTTTGTGATGGGTGGGGGATCTAAAGCACCAGCAGGTGGCGGAGGTGGCGGTGGAGGATCAAGCAGTGCCAGCAAAGTTTTAGAAGGTGTTGGCAAGGGAGGCCCTACCATAGGAGCCAGTCTCAAAAGTTTAGCTGGTGGATTGGCTGCGTTTGGTGTCAAAGCTCCTTTGATATTGGTTGGAGCCGCTGCTGTCGGAGCATCCATCGCACTGATTGGAGCAGGCATAGCAGGAGCAGCATGGCTCATGGGCACAGCATTCAGCAAATTTGCCGATGACTTGAGCAAATTCAATTCAATCGACGGGCAGAATCTAAAGAGCGTTGCATCTGGAACAATGGCTCTGAGCGCTGCCATGGCCACTTTTGGTGTGAGCGGCATTGCTGCTGGTTTTGGCAAGTTGTTTGGTGGTGGGGGTGAATCATTAGCCAAAAATATCAATGCCACTCTGGATTCACTTGACAAAGGCAAAATAGACAGCTATACTACAGCATTGAACGGATTGAGCGAATCTTTTGCAGGATTAAACAACAACATGTCAAAAACTGTTGCCACAACTGGTAAAAATTCCAGTGACAAACTGGAAGAGTTAAATAGTACTATGAAAGCCATGCTGTCAGAACTGCAGAATCAAAAAAGATTTGTTAAACAAACTGCAGAAAACACAGAATATAATACATAATGAGTTGGAAAAGATATTTTAATCAGGTCAGTGACAATGAGATCTACAGTCGCACAGGCAGACTGGCAGGACCAGCCGCCACCAACTACAGTTCTTATCTACCAGATGTGTATTCAGGATCGCCCAATAGAGTGGAGCGATATGGGCAGTACAACACCATGGATATGGATTCCGAGGTCAACGCTGCATTGGATATTCTAGCAGAATTTTGCTCACAGATCAACAAACAGAATGACACCAACTTCAAACTAGATTTCAAACAAGCAGCCACCAACTCAGAGATCACCATTCTGAAACAATATCTACAGCAATGGTGCAAACAGAACAATTTCAACAAAAGAATTTTTAGAATATTCCGTAATGTGTTCAAATATGGAGATGCTTTCTTTATCAAAGATCCTGAAACCAAACGATGGTTCCATGTGGATCCAGCCAAAGTCACTAAAATTATTGTGAATGAATCAGAAGGCAAAAAGCCCGAACAGTATGTGATTCGTGATGTGAATTTAAATTTTAAAGATTTGATTGCTACCACTCCATTTCAGACCACTGGCAATGTCACAGCAGGTGGCGCTGGATATTTGACAGGTGGTGTGCGAGGCATGGTAGGTCAAGCGCCTGAACAGTCTGGCTCAAGATTTGCCACCAGTCTCAAAGAAATCGCAGTGAATGCAGATCATGTGATTCATTTGAGTTTGAGTGAAGGACTGGACAACAATTTCCCGTTTGGTAATTCATTGTTGGAATCCATATTCAAAGTGTACAAGCAAAAAGAATTATTGGAAGACGCCATTATTATTTACAGAGTGCAGAGAGCGCCAGAGAGACGTGTGTTCTATGTGGACGTGGGCAACATGCCCAGCCATTTGGCCATGCAATTTGTGGAAAGAGTCAAAACAGAAATACATCAGCGACGTATTCCTTCCAGCACAGGTGGTGGAACCAATGTGATAGATTCAGCCTACAATCCGTTAAGCATCAATGAAGATTTCTTCTTTCCACAAACAGCAGAAGGTCGTGGATCTAAAGTGGAAACACTGCCGGGCGGTACCAATTTGGGAGAGATTGATGATCTAAAATATTTTACCAACAAACTATTGCGTGGATTGCGTATTCCCAGTTCTTATCTGCCCACAGGTCCAGATGACAGCAATGCACAATACACAGATGGTAGAGTGGGCACTGCATACATACAGGAGTTGAGATTCAACAACTATTGTGAAAGACTGCAAAATTTAGTGGCAGATGAGTTCAACAATGATTTTAAAAAATATCTTTTAGAAAAAGGTGTCAACATTGATTTGGGCATGTTTGACATCAAGTTTCAAACTCCACAAAACTTTGCTTCATACAGACAAGCAGAATTGGACAACAACAGAATACAAACATTCAGTCAGGTGGCAGCATTGCCCTACATCAGCAACAGATATGCACTGATGAGATTCTTGGGCATGAGTGCAGATGAATTGGCCGAAAATGAAAGACTATGGCGTGAAGAAAATGATGAAAAATTCAAAGTAAAACCCACCACATCAGCAGCTGAAATGAGAAGTGCAGGCATCACATCTGCCAACATACAACAAGATCTTGCAGCTCAAGAACCAGAGACCACTGAACCAGTAGAACCTGCGGCTGCAGGCACTGCCACTCCAGGCGAAACTCCCACCACATAAGCATAAATAATTTCATGCTATTGCGTGAAATCTTCTATTTTGATAAAAATGATGTGAACACTGCGGATCACAAAATGTATGATCCACAGCATGATCAATCCATCATTGGTGTCACTGACACACGCAAAACACGTTTAACTTTGCAACAGATCAATCGTGCTCGCAAAGCCAGTGAATTTCACAACAATGAACAGCAAAAAGATCTAGAGTTTGTGAGAAACATGTACAGCATTGCCAGCAGTCAACCCGCAGCCTAAATAAAGCAGCCGCACAATGGCCAAATTAGACAAATCCCTATACACCAAAGAAGAATGGCGTGCCATGCAAGCACAACGCAATTATGACAAATCTGTGCATAGAGCAATGAAATCTGGGCTACCCATACCGCCAATGGAGGTACAAACCGTGTCCGATTTCAAAAAGAGTAAAAAAAGTAAAATTTTAATTACAACTGCAACTACCATTGTGCCTCAGGATGAGCCGCAGGTCACTCCCGAACCCATAAGATTGCCATTGGAAGGCAACATTGCGTTTGTGCTGGGCAATGGCAGCAGTCGCAAAAACATACCCTTGACACATCTGCGTGAATGGGGACTAATTTACGGGTGCAATGCACTCTACAGAGAATATGCACCAGACTATTTGGTGGCTGTGGATGCCAAAATGGTCACAGAAATATGCGAAAACAATTGGCAATTGAGGTATCCTGTGTGGACCAATCCCAACAAAAACATGGAAAAATACAAAGGTCTTAACTTTTTTAAACCCAGTCAAGGGTGGAGCAGTGGTCCCACAGCACTATGGTTGGCCACAGAACATCAGCACACCACACTTTATATACTGGGATTTGACTACATAGGCAATGAAGAAGGCAAACTAAACAACATGTATGGCGGCACCCGAAACTATCGCAAATTGTCAGATCCTGCCACGTATCACGGCAATTGGCTGCGTCAAACTGGCATTGTAATACAGAAAAACCACAAAAAACAATATATAAGAGTAGTGCAGGATGATCGCAAAGGATTTCAAGCGGAAGAATTCCAAAGACACCACAATTATTCCGAAATGACCGTGAGCGATTTCCGCAATGCATTTTGCAGGCCTAAACCTGTGCAAAATTAGTCAAAATCGACCTATATCTGCCCACTTTTGACTAAATTTGTTAAATAAAGGTGATAGCCTTATCAAAACAACTAACCGTCAAGGAGACATAAACATGTCAGACAACACATCTAAATTCGAGCAAATGCTTGAAAAACTTACCGCAGATGACAGAACCGGAGCTGAAGCCCTATTTCACGAAATAGTGGTTGAGAAGTCACGTTCGATCTACGAAAATTTATTAGAGACCGACCTTGCTGATATCGCAGTGGAAGAAACTTCAACTGAAGAAACCCCTGTGGAAGAAGCAAAAAAAGACAAAGAAATGAAAAAAGCAGACAAAGAAGATTCTAAAAAAGACAAAGAAGAAATGAAAAAAGAATCTACTGAAGAAGTTGCCGCTGAGACAACACAAGAAGTTGCTCCAGTAGCAGTGGCTCCAGTGACTGCTGAAGTTGGCGGAGATGCCACAGACGACATGATCGCTGACATCGAAGACGACAAAGATGCTGAAGACAAAGGTGACGAAAAACCTATGGCTGCAGACATGGAAGACAAAATTGTTGATTTAGAAGATGCAGTGGAAGAACTAAAAGCTGAGTTTGAAAAATTAATGTCAAACGATGGCGACAAAGATGCTGAAGACAAAGGCGACAAAGATGAAGCCACAGCAACAGAAGTTCAAGTTCCAGCTGAAGAAGTTACACCTGAAGTAGTAGCAACTACAGCACCAATAGCAACAGCAATTAAATCTGAAGAACTTAGCGACAGAGAAAGAATGAGAGAATACGTGGACAAAGTGGCAGTGAAACACACTGACGGTTCGGACAACGCAAAATCTCCAACTCCTAAGCAAGCGAAAG